AATGTGAGTGTTGATGGCGGCTTTGATTATTTCAAATTAGGCTGGCTTCGCAAAAGACCAAAAACTTACACGTTAAATATTGTTCAGACAAAACATCAACTTTACGACGACTGGAATACTTCTGCTTATGATTTTGGCCTGATAAAACTTGAACACTATCAAAAATATGGAATTCACGCGACTGGGTATGGACGAGCCACGGAAGGCGTTCGAGGCCGCAAAGGAGTTAAGTAATGATTTATATTAAGCATGAAAGGTTCATGGACATAGCAATTAAATTGTCAGCGCCTATTAGGCGTACACGCACCGGCTATCAAGTGACAGGCAAATACGTGAACATGGGGTTTGTCGAAACATTTGAACTTGGGGTGCCAGTGTCTATCACTATTGCCGCTGATAAAATTTCTAACTGGCAAGTCTGTGAAAACCCAACTGAAAAAAGCATTAGAAAATCAAACTGGAGACCCGCGAAATGGAAACGAGTTTCAAAATGATAAATGCAAGAAACATTGTTTTGTCACTAATGTCCATAGTAATTATAGGCTGTTTATTATCATTTACAATTTTAATTTCACATAAACATTATTTTCTTTCAGTTTTTCAGCTGATTGTGGCTGCTTGGTTCGCATATGGGATTTATAAAATTGATGATATCATGGACGGTGCAGAATGATTTCTTTAAATGATTATCTAACGTCATCAGGCAGGTATCCTGAACGCGCTAAATCACCGGAACTAACTCCAGAACTGCTAGCAGCTGCCCAAGACTACGTGGACACCGCGAACGCGTTTTTCAATGATTTAGGCGTGCAACCTCCTCCCTTTAGCAGCGGTTTTAGGCCTAAATCCGTAAACGCGAAAATAGCGAACGCAGCTACACTATCAGGACATACTCTATGCATTGCTGGAGATTATGAAGATGATAAAAACCAATCATTGGGGAAAAAAATCATTGCAAGACCAGACCTGCTTCGCAAGCACAACCTGTTCATGGAAAACTTAAGCAGTACAATTGGCAAACACACCAACTGGGTACACTTAGATAAAGTTAAACGCAAAGACAGACCTTCACGTACTTTTTTACCATAAAAAAACATTAAACAACAACGTCGGGAGACGCTATGAGTTTTAATTCATTCGGATATAACGAGGCCGCATCAATGCTAATGGAGCAAACTGCAAAGGCTACTGAAGCATCAATTTTAGAACAGCTTAACGATTTCATATCGAGAGGACTAATAGAGGTTCAGACAACAAATCTGCAACTAGTTCAATCAGCAGATTATGGCAAAATTGAAATCCGCCACGCTGTAAAACTGGTGTTAAAAGATAAAGAATATATCGAGCAGCTAGAAGCTAAAGTAAAAAAATATGAAGACATTTTTGCTGCGCTTAAGGCTGGTGAGTAATGTCCTTTTACGCTGACCTAAAATTTGGTGAAGATTCAGAGCGCTTATTACTAGAAGCCCACCCGTTCCTTGAGTACATGGACGGCCGCAAATCTGACCTTCGCATTAAAGGCACCAACATTCTTATCGAAAAAAAAGCTGATAGCTACGACATGAACAAATACGGCAACATTATTATTGAACGTTACAGCAAAGAAAAAAAAGATGGTGGCCCGTTTAGCGCTCTAAAAAATGGTTGCCGCTACTTCGTTTACATGTTCGTTCAAAACCGCAAAATATTTGTGTTTGATACTGTTCAGCTAATAGCGCGGGTTAAAAAACTTGCAAAACAAGGTAAAATTAAACTCGCTAACAAAGAAAATGTTAGCTGGACCACTCAATACTACAAAGTCAAAATTACTGATTTAGAAGATTTAGATTTAGGAATGCAGAAGCTAGAACGGCTTCATGAGCAAGCAAAAGCTAGAAAGGCTAAACGTGATAATAAGAACAAAAAATGATTTATTATCGGCAGTTGAACTTCTTGAAAATCACGAGACCTGGTCATACGACGTTGAAACCACGGGGCTCAATTGGCGCAAAGACAAGTTAATCGGCTTCGGCTGCGCTGAACCCACAAACTACACTGGCTTTTACATTGTAATGCGTGAATGGGTAAATGGCGAGTTAGTAACAATTCTTACTGAAGAAGATGTAAAGCCGGTTCTAGATGTTTTAGCCACGAAGAAACTTATAGGCTGGAACTTCGTGTTTGACGCTGCTTTTACGTTAGCTCAGGCACGAGTAAACTTAATTGAAGCGTTACACGCCGAAGTAATGTTACTGGTTCATACTTGCGATGAAAACCGCTTTGAATATGGATTGAAGTCGGTTTCAGCCAGCGTATTTGGTAATGAAGCCCTTACTGAACAAAATGATTTGAAAGACTCAATCAAGTCTAACGGCGGCTCCCCTAAGGAATTTTTTAAAGGAAACTCAGAGATTGTGGCCAAATATGGCCTTCAAGATAACATTTTGACCTGCAAAAATTTTAACTACTGGTACTCAAAACTGCAGACAGATGGTTTAGAGGAGTTCTATTTTAATGAAGTAGTCGCACTTTGTAAACACGTAACATTTTGGATGCAGTTTAATGGCGTTAAAGTTGATGTGCCCTATCTACAAAAAACTCAAGCCGAGATGTCAGAATATATGATTATGCTTGAAGAAAACATTCAAGAACAAATCGCTCCGTACTTGGGACCTTTTAACAAATGGTATATTGAGAAAAACTATAAGTTTGAACTTAACGCTCGTTTTAAACAGAAACTAGGCGAGTTTATTGCTCCCGCAGTATGGCCGAAAAACTCTTCAGGAGCTTTTAGCTTTAATAAAGCTGATATAACTCGCGCAAAAACATTAAGCAAAACAGAAATCAAAAAAGGAGTTAAGCGACCCCTTCTAGAAGACTCTGAATTCGAAGACATCATTAATGGCAAGATTCGATGTTCTAAAGACTATATAGTGCGAGTTCAGATGGCTTTAATGGCCGAAGATGGGAAACGTTTTAACTTTAACATTCTAAGCAAGGATAACCTTAAGCGATTACTATTTGGTACGTCTACAACCGAATCATTACTTAAGGAAAAGCCCCTTACAACCACACCTACTGGGCAACCGCAAGTTGATGATGATTTTCTAGAACACATAAAACATAAATATGAGTGGGTGCCGCTCTTACAACGATATAACTCGCTAACAAAAATAAAAAGCACTTATGTTGACCGCATATTAGAAGAGCAGGAAGACGGCGTCTGGTATCCGCAGTTTCATCAACATCGCACTACTAGCGGCAGATACTCAGGAGACGCTCAGCAACTGCCTAGGGTTAAAAGCGAAGAAGAAATACCAGATGCAGTGGTGAGAGAATTTACCAACAGAATCCGAAGTTTCTTTATTTCAGGTGACGGTTATAAGCTTGTAGACGCGGACTATGAATCTTTAGAAGTTGTAGTATTTGCCGACGACGCCGGTGATGAGAAATTGAAAAATATTATTAAGAATAAAGAAGACTTTTATAGTCGCGTTGCTATTGAGGTTTATTCTCTCAATGATTTTAGCAGTGATAAAAAAGCCCCAAACTTCCTTAAAAAACATAAACCAGAAGTAAGGCAAGCGGCCAAAGCCTTCGCTCTTGGTATTAGATACGGTCTTGGCGACTACAAACTTCATAAAGACTTAAACATTTCCCAAAAAGAAGCTGAACATATTGTTAAGTCGTACTTTCGTCAGTTTCCGGCGCTAAAGCAGCGTATGGATGAATTGCAGACCATGGCTCGGGTACAAGGCTATGTTCGGAGTAAAGGCGGCAGGCTGCGCAGATTGCCGGAAATACCTAAGCTGATTGCCCAGTGGGGTGAGTGCTTATCCAATGGACTAGAATTATGGAAAGAGTACAACGAAGACGGCGCACAATACATAATGGCCAAAAAAGACGCTCGTGTGTTCAATAATCTTAATAATAACGCCCTCAACTTTCCCATCCAAAGCTACGCGGCAAGCATAGTAAACGCTGCTAGTATTGCAATGGCCAAGCAGTTTAAAGAGCGCGGGATGAAAGCATATATTTGCCTTAGTATTCATGACGAACTTTGCATTTTGTGCCCAGATGATGAAGTTGAGGCAGTTAAAATCATTATGAGAGATTGCATGGAAAACACTACAAAATTGTCAGTTCCTCTCGTTGCCGAACCAATAGTAGGAACTCGTTACAGCGAAGTAAAGTAACTATAATTACATCACGTAGTTATGAGCGAATTTATATCTTTTTTATTTCTAATGTTAATTTTTGGTCTTGTGATTCTCAATGTTTTTAAACCGCGTAAACCGCCAGTCAACAACGTCATTCCTTTTAGAAATGTTCATAGGATTGAATGGCTAAAAAAGCGCAGAGCCCAAAAGCTTAAAAACTTAAAGGACGGTAAAAAATGAATTTTAAGGTAGCGTTTATAGCATTGTTAATGGCGATAGGCACCCATTACACGGCTTATTGGTATGGTAGTAAAAAGCCTGCACAAATCATTGAGAAAGAAGTTGTGCGCAAAGACGTGCAAACCATAATCAAAGAAATTATTAGACCTGACGGTTCAAAAGAAATTCAAACTATTATCGTTGATAAAAGCAAAGAAAGTTCAACCGTTAAAATACCAGTTTTCCAGCCGCCTAAAGACTGGGTTGTTGGCGCCTATTACCGAGTAAATGACCCGACTTATGCGTTGAGTGTTAGTCGCCGAATACTGGGCCCATTCTCCGCGTCGGCTTTCGGTGATTTAAAAGGCAATATATACCTGGGAGCAACCATTGAATTCTAATATTGTAGCGCAAGACGCGGTTATTGATTGGGAAAATCCGTTTCAAGAACATCTAGTAAAACTGAATTATCACATCACCGATACTGAATGGTACGAGTTTCTGCGCGAAGACAAAATTATAGCAATTCCAGACAGTCCTCCAAAGTTACTAACATTTTTAAGCAAGGAATAATAATGAGCGAAATTAAAAGTGACTGTATAAAAATTTATAGAGCTTCAGGCCGCCCAGTAGACCCAGAAGATGTTGAAAGGTATTTAGCTGATTGGCAAAAATTTTATGATAAAAGCATTGAACGTGCAAAACTTGATATGATGAAGTTATCGCGGTTTTTAAGCTTTGGTGCTCACATCCTGCAAAAACAACATTACAAAGAAACTTTAATACATAACTTTGCTGACTTGGCGAAATTGCAAATGGACGTTGGTGCTCCAATGCTTGTTGGCGTTGACTCAGTCACGTTTCAACTAATTGCAATTATTCAAGATGCTTAGGCTGTATAACAATGCCACAAATCATGAAGCGAAAACTAGTTTTAGAAGGTTTGAAAGCAGTGAGTTTAAATGCTGCTTGGTACGGTGACCGCAAACTCGGATATAAAACCGATGTTAGAAACTGGTTTAAGCAGATTGCTCATCAATTGGCGATGCAGCCCAATGTTGATGCCGTCAACGACTTGAAAAAAACATTTGAAGAGAAAAAACATTGCTTCCACGTTTACTTAAAGTTCTACACGCCTAGGCTATTTAACCTTCAAGGTTTGATAAATGCCCAATCTCTGGATTTAAGTAATGTTGAAAAGCTGATTGTCGACGCCCTATTCATTGATAAACACGAAAATAATCTACAAATTGATGACCGCAACATCACAAGAATGGTTTCTGAGAAATGTTTCGGCGAAGATTATCGCATTGAAATTACCATTCACATTAAAGCATTACCTAAACGACAACGCATTTAATCTTTTAAAATAACTTTTCCGAGTTTAACTGGTGCAGAATCTTTAACGATTACTTTGCCGATTTTTTGCGATTTTGGCTCAACATCTTTTAACAGTTCATAGCCCCGTCTAGTCATTTCGGGCAAGTTCGCTGGCATAACTTCATCAAGCCTACTCACCGTTTTATTCAAGTCTTTTAATTTTTCCATGATTCGCGCGGCAGCTTTACCGCCTTTTAATAACTTACCAATTGGAATTGCATCAGCTACTCCCGGTAGCACCAAATCTGAAGCTTCTTCTGCGTATGATTTTAATGCTGATTGAGACTCTTTCATGGCTGGCAACTGGCGCATATCTGCTGGTTGCAGGTTTGTAGCGTCAACCAAAGCACGTGCAAAGGATTTTTTAGCAGAAGTCGCAACTTTTTCAGCGGAATCAAAAGCATCTGAGGCTTTGCCCTTTAAATCATTTAAAAAATCATTACTCATGGTTTCTCCGGGTTAACTTGCTCAAATTCTTTTTTTACGTCGTCTGGTAATTTAGCTGTCAAAATGTTTATGATTTGTTTAGCGACTGGCAATCCCGACTTACCCAAATTCTCCAAAATACTAAAAAGCTCATACAAACCATAAAATGCAAAAACCAGTTTTACGGCTTGGTACTCTGGAAGCCCAAACGTTACAAAAAACGGATTCGCGTGAAGTGCGGCGGTAATCGCCACTAAAAACATTGTTATCTGCGGAAGTTTTTTAAAAAGCCCTCTAGAGTTAAGCGGCTTTTTTTCGACTATGCGGGCGCAATACACGCCTGTAACTATATCAATGATTACTAACCAGAGGATGGGCAGTAGTAGGCTTTGAACTGGAGCATAAAAAGAGATTATCGCCGAAAATATTACGGCTAAAACATTTTTAATCATCTTTGTTCCCAGGTTTTCAATGATTTTTGCATGATTACACTGCTTTCGTGCCAATATTGGCAATCGTGCAAGTACCACTGCCAGCAGTTCTTGTCCAAACCAGGCGAACAAATTGGTAAGGAGCTACATCTTCAATAAACACCCAGTTTAAAGTGGCAGTTTGCGTGGTGTATGTGATTGTTGCGTCTGGCAAGTCCGTAAAACCTGATGTTTCCAAATTGCTAACTTGTAATTTTAGTGTGCCTGATAAGCCAGTAGCAGTAATTTCTACTTGTGCGCAGAATGCCGCAACCTGAGAAACATTTATTGCAGAGCTTGTTCTGCTCGCTGAAAAGTCTGTGTCTGGTAATGTGAATGATACTACTTTTTGATGCATATATTTTTATCCTTTATGATTTTTACAGGCATTTTTAATTGCCCTTCCAGCCAGAAATAGGGACTTTAAAATTCCAGTGAACTGTGTCGTTTACTGCAAAAGTCATTGGTTCAATTTGAGTTGAAGAGCCTGCTTGTCGGACTCTGCCGCTTGTAGTTGCGTCAATCGTCCAAGGGTCAATACCAACTTGAGTAGTATTTAGATATACGACGTAACCAACATAATCGGCGGTTCCTGAATCAAGTATTTTTGCTAGACCAAATGAGTTACGCTCACTGGTTGCATACGATAATTTGGCGGTATCAATTGTTAAACTGAACGGAATGTTTATTAAGTTTGTAGCTGCTCCAGGCGTACCTGTTAAAAGCATTTTTACATCACACTCCATCATGTCACCAACACGTCTGTAGAAGCCTGTATAAGTCGTATTGTTAAATCCGCCTGTTGGCGTAAATGAATACCAAGTGTTGTCTATTTTTCTCTCTAAAATGTGCCAGTTAGAGCCATCACAAATTAGCTTTAAACATTCGTACTGAGTGTTAATTGTAGTCGTTGTTTGGCCATCAATTGTTTCTGAAGCATTACCATCAATAGTTATAGCATTAAAATCTGAAGACGTTTTTTTAATGGTTAATGTTTTGCCTGAGTTGCCAGAGGCTGCATATAGAGTAAGCGTCCACGTGGATGCACTACTCACAAAAATAACATCGTCATTTATAGTTGCAGTGTATGTTGTGGTTTGTGTGGTTGTGCGAAGTACGGCTGATGCCGATGACGGATTAAATAAAGGCATGACTACAACCGCCCTAAAAAGTTTAGCTGATTAATCATGACAACTCCGTTACACGAGCATTTCCGTTTGCAGATGCCCAAATACCATCAACGATGCCTGTGTACAGTGCGGGGCTAGCCGGTAATTCGTAGTATCCGCCAGCCGCAATTTGCACAGTGTACGAGCTAGTTGAAGCCGTAGCTCCAAACTTCACATAAAGAATTGCAGTAGAATCATTGAAAATGTTTAGGCCCTTGCGCGACGAATTTGACGCCTGCAAAGTTACGCTAGACGCACTTGAGGCAACATTTGCTAATGTAGCCGTTGCAGATTTTTGCTCGGTAACAAGCCAAGCAGTAGTGTTTGCGGTATTCCCAGGTTGAACTGTCCAAGTGCCTGATTGTGAAACTGGAAGTGCACTTTGGTCTGATGCAATTGTTACTGGCGCACTGCCAGCCATTGTTTTTTGTCCTAGCGAGCCTAGCTTTCCATCAATGCTTGCAAGGCTTGTATTTCCGGTATCTTGTTTTGCTGAGGTGGCTGCGCCTGTTGGTAGTGGTAAGCTTGCTGCTGAAACTGGTACTGCGGATGCTCGTAATTGTGTATCTGTTAGAGCATCAGTTTGTGGTGTAAGCGTAGACACTTGAGCAGCTGTAAGTACTACGGGCACGGACGCAGCTGCTAAAGCCTGTCCAAGTGCTGGAGTTTTTGAGTCAATGTTTGCAGTACTTGTGGCAATATTGCCGGTGTCAGCATCAACAGTTGTGAGCAATGCAGTCTGAGAGTTTAACTCCGTATTTACGTCTGATAATGCAGTAGTCTGCGTATTAAGCTCAGTGTTTATGTCTGCTAATGCGGTCGTCTGCGTATTTAATTCAGTGTTTATGGCCTGAAGTTCGACCGTCTGCTCATCTTGATTTGCAATGATTATATCTTGTTTTGCTTCAGTAGCGCCGCCGGTTAATGTTGCTGAAAACGGAGGATAATTATAAGTTACTGACATATTATGCTCCCACCGACGCCGAGCTTAAAACGGCAGAAATAGTTCCGGCTCCAGCGCTTGGTTGCCAAACAAGTCGCATAGCTTGAAAATTAATTTGATTAACATTTAGGATTATTTCGGTTTCAGCGGTTACCGTTAAAGGAACGCCAAAATCTAAGTCGTACCAAGAATCGTTTTTGCTGTTTTTTGCTTGAACAATTAGTTCGCCTGTATTGGCGGTAGAAAATGTTACGTGATAGCTGGCTTTATCGCAGCCGACAACACTCGTTTCAGGGTCTTGTGTTTGAGTGGTTGTAGCGTCTAAAGCGTCAAAAGCTTTATAGCCGGGAATAATATTTTTACGAGACATTGAGGCTCCTTATAGGTTCGGGGTTATCGTCCCTAGCTATAAGGTGAGTAAATTATATGGGGTTTATGGGTTTTAGGCCTACCCGCTTACAACTTTAATTATCGCCTGCGCTGTAATCATATCGTCCGGCTTTATCAAGTTTTGAAGCGCCAGTAACTCCCGGTTGAATCATGCTATTATCATTTGGAGTGGCGAAGCCGGCCTGCATGCTTTGAATGAATTGAGGCTGCATGGAAACATCAGTTGGGACACCCATTAAAAGGCCCAGTTGAATCTTTTTTGAATATGGTAATTTGTCGCCGTGTAATCCCATGTACTCAGATGCAGTGTTTATCAGTTTTTTGTAAAATTCTGGGTATACGGCTTGAAGAGCTTCTACGTTTTCGCGGCTAAGAGTGCCTGATTGAAAATGCTGAAGCGCTTTTTTCGGGTCTTCAATGATTTCAGCGTATCTCATGAATTGAGCGCGTTGCTGCGTACTCGGCACATATTTACGGGGAATCATTCCAGGAGAAGTCGCGGGTTTTGGCAATTTAGAATTTAAAAAGTTCATAGCTTGAAGGCCTTTGCCTTGCGCGCTCGCTACAACCGTTGGTAACTGCTGATTAAGCCCGATATCACGTTTTGAAACATGGTCTAAGTAAGCATTAGGGTTTGAAGCATATTCTTGAACTTTTTTGGTGTAAGCATCATATTCTTTCGCGTCGGTGGACAGTTTAAGCGTGGATGCCTTAGCTCCTTTACCAACATTAAGAAAAAAACTTCGAACGCTGTCGTTTACCGCTTTATCAAGTTTTCTTTCTGCAGATTTAACCGCGTAAATTAGTTGTGCAGACTTACCAAGTTCGCTCTCCATTCCTTTTTGAAATAATCGCCCTAATGCCACAGCAGTGCCGAGAGGGTTTCCTGCAGCGGCAACTCCGGCGGCCATGTAATCTCTTAACTGTAGCATATTTTTTTTGCCGGCTTTAATTTCAGCAGCTTCTAGAAATGGTTGTATTTTTAAACCTAGCCAAATCTTTCTATTAGTTTCTTTCAAAATTTCTTGTTGTCCAACTTTATCGGCAATATCATCTATTGTTTGTCGGAGAACTCCATAGACGTGACCATTGGCTTCTGCAATCATGTTTTTAGAAACATCGCCATTTCTATCATATTTAGCAGCTTCGCCAACTTGCTTTCGCAAAGTATTTAAATCATCAACAGTCAGCTTTTCGCGTGTTCCGCCGGTCATAATGTGATTTGCTTCAAGTTCTAATGCTTCTCTAGCCGCTTTGTCATCCGCACTAGATGCAGCTTTAGTAAGGTTTAGTAGTCCCTCAGGTCCATCGACAACTTCATCGACTGCATTTCCGACGTTTTTAATTTTTTTAGTTTTTGTTCCTAAAAATTCCATCCACTGATTTTTAACGGAGTTTAGTGCGTCAGCATAACCTTGCTTAGCAGGTGACACTCCTTCGCCAACCTTAATATCATCAACTAACTGTTTTATTTTTGTTTCAATTTTTCTAGACAATTCAAATTTGTCTGGGAGTGCGTCTAAAGCTTTAGCGTCTTCTCCAATGGTTTTTAAAAGATTATCTAATTCCGCGCTTTTTCTTTCTATGGTTGCAGTGGCTTTTTCAGCTAGACTCTCAGTCGTAAATGGTTTTATAGAGCCTTGATTAACATCGTTTACTACGTATTTTGCTAACTCACCCTCGTCAAACTTGTCAGTTAAATTTACTGATTTTACAGTATTGAGGCCAACAACATCTTCAGCCAACTTATTAACATCTTGCCAACCCTTAACCTTTTGAATTACCGGAGTGGCTGCTAATTTTGCAACGCCTAAGCCCGCACCGATTCCACCGCCTATTAAACCAGACATTCCAACATTGCTAATTAGAGATTCCGCAGACCAATCAGCATTGCCAAGACTTGCATCACTGATGTAATTTCCAGCGCCGTACAAAGCACCTTCTACGCCGAGACCTGCAGCACGAGGCACTATCTCTGCTAAAACCTTTGAAGCTAATCCAGTTTTTGGTAGCGCTTTGGCCACCGCACTAGTTGTTTTTGCAGCTAAATTATTTATAACTTTTACGGGAGCACTTAGCCCTTTTGCGGCTAATGAGCTACCGCCTGTTAGTAGCGCTGGACCTACAACACCGACAATCTCGCCAGTAATCGCAGCTCCAGGATTTAACTCTTCACGCTTTTGCATGCTTTTGGCGTATTCTGGCTGCAACTGGCTAGCAACAAAATCTGTCGCACCGAAAGTCGCTGCACTAGCCGCTCTTTCCAAACCAGTTTGAAGCGGAGAATCACCATAAGTTTCAATGTCTACTTGTTTTTGAATATCAGTGGATGTTGCAGGAGCGTATCCAGATTGTAACGCTTGAACGTATTCTGCAGAACTAATTTCACCTAGTTGGCCTTCAGGATTCATTACCGGAAGACTAATGTTTTTTGGTAGCGCGTAGTGGCCTGAAGCAACCATTGCTGGCACTTCATCGATACCAACATCAACAACGGTATTATTTTTTACATCTTTAAGCTGAATTCTTTGCAAGGGTACCTCGCATCTGTGCGATTTTTATATGAATGCTTAAGGCATACAAATGTACGCCAGGCAGATACTATTTTTTATCTAAATACTTATATTTCTTTGCAATTTCATCAGCCTTTGCTGGAGTAAAATTAGCTCTAAACTCTTGAGGCGGTTGAAAGCCGCGTAAGTTAGCTACAGTACTTAAATCAGATTTTAACTTGTTTAAGGCTGTAACGGTTTTTGCCATTTCCCAGCTCGGCAAACTAAAAAGCTTGTTCTGGTCACCAATGGTATTTCTGATTCGCTCAAATTCAGATTCTGTCATAGCACCAGGACCAACGATAGCTTCTCGTAATCCACCAATAGCAGCATTAATTTCCGAAGCGGCTTGCGCTCGTTGCTCAGGATTAAATCTATTACCGCTTTTTTGTAGTTTGATTATTCGGTTTAAGGCGTCAATCGCGGGCTCTTGTGATTGTCTGAATTTATTAAAAGCATCTCTATCTTCTTTGTTTCTTGCGATTCCAGAGTAGCCTTCAACTGTTAATCCACGACTATCTTCTACTGCTTCTCTAAATTCTTTAGGCAGACCCAGCGTTTCAAGAGGTGTTGGCATTCTTCCGCCTTTACCCATGTTACGCATTAAATTTTGCAATGATTCTGATTGAGCTTGTTGCTTACTTAAAGCATTAATCTGCATTTGAATGTTAGCTTTAGCATCTTTTGCGGCTGCACCAGCGGCAGAGCCTCGATACTGACTTTCAGCTACATCAAGTTTAGTCGCCAAAACCTGCATTTGAAGAATTTTTTGACGGTCAGCAACTTGCATTTGTCGCATCATTGCTTCGTTGTAATCATCAAGGTTTTTGCGTTTTAATTCTACCATTTCTTTACTGTTTGCAAAGTTGCTTAGCAATTGCTTGCGTTCACGCTCTAAAGTATCATTGATAACTTCAAGGCCCGTGTTTCGCCCATCACCGCGCATAACGCCGCCAGCAGCCCCAAGAACAATTGCAAGACCTGCGGCAATTTTTTGCCCAGAACTTTTATCTTGAAATAAATCTGCAGTAGATTGGCGGCTAAGACGCGCATCTTCATCAACTTTTTTCAGCTGGTTATCAAGTTCCATTAGACGAGTAGAAACATCTGCATCATACTTTTGCTTAAACTTTTGATATTCTTGAACCTGTTGCTGCTGCAACATTTCTTTTTCACCAAGAGTTTTTTGCCTGTTACCTTCTAGAACTTGAGCAGCATTATTTAAATCGTCTTGCGCTTTAATCTTGCTGTAAAGTGGACTAGCCATATCAATGGACTTTTGCTCTTTAACGCGAGATTGTGTAGCTTGAGAATCTAAAAAATCAGTTGCAGGATTTAATGGTTGTTGTGCTAGCAATTCTTCTGGAGAAGGCTCAGTGACTAACCCATTGTCTGCAGTTTTTGCAAATGCCGGCGGATTCACACCATTAAACAATTTATTTTGAGTTGCCATGTCCATGTTTGGAACTACTTCTTGTTGCAGGCCAAGAGCTTGAGCAATTTGGTCTCGTGGATTGCTGTTTGCAATTTCCGCAATCTTGTCTATTGCAGCAGGTCCATTTTCAACGATAGTTTCTAATGCCGGGCGGTTGTACCAAGGCACTTCAGCAGGAGCGTCGACGACTGGCACACCGGGAATAACATTTGAGTTGTCAGCCATAACTACACCACTTTCTTTTTCTTGCTTGAAAGCATTTGCGAAACTTTATTAAATGTTTCTTCTGATTCTTGGATTTTTTTAAGCATTTGCGGAAGTGATAGTTTTTCAGCTTTGAAAGTTTTCGCGTTATAAGATGCATCTTCTGATGCTCTTTTAGCGAAAAAGCCCGCAGCAACCGGACCAGCATCAATAACTGATTTTGGTATTACAATTTCCCCCGCTGATAAAAGCGCAGGCACCTTATCATTTTTAAAGCTGTCGCCTTTAACTTCTTCTTTGCCTGGTACGTTTCCACCCTTGCTCATTGGCATTGAGCGGCTGATTGGAAGCATTGTCGGCGATAAGACGGGTACGCCTGGGCCAGGCATTCTTGGTACAAAACTGCTTAGAGCTGGCTGCTGCTTCAATGCTTCTTCAGCTTCAAACTCTGCAGTCATTTCATCAAGTGCTAAATCATCTTGTTCTTCTAAGTGTTTATTATTTAATTTTTTAATCCCGCCAGATAAAAAGCTAGTTGCTTGTTCCGCACCTTTCTTTCCCTTTTCAGCTATTTTTTGTGAGTCTGAAACGAGTTGGTCAACACTGCCTACATCGGCGCGGTATTGCCCACCATAAGCTAACTTTTGAGGTGACTTACCATATTTAGATTTTAACACTGATTCTAATGATGGTACTTGTCCACCCTCAGCAAGCCCTAAAAACATTCCGGCAATTTGTCCGACTCCGCCTAAAAGTTGACCGGTACGAGCATCGTTTCTATCACGTTGTGCGTTTTGCATTGCCGCGACGTTAGCTTGTGAGCCAAGCGCGCTACCAAGTGTGCCAGTAGCATATTGTTGTTCATTTTGAATAGCTTGTTGCAAATTGTTCTGCGCTTGATTCTGCTCTTGTAAGCGGGCCACGGCTGCTTGACCTGCAATGTTTTGTTGAGTCTGTGCGATTTGCCCAGCAGCATTTCTACTAGCAAGTCCGGCGTTTCCGCGGCCTGAGCGAGCAAGTGATAATTGTTGTTGTAAACTTTTATCAAATGCTGATTTCAACTGAGCTTCGGCAATACTTGGCGCCGTGCCTGCTGCTTGCGCGCCTAACTGGTCCAACAACTGCTTACGTTTTGGGTCAACGTTTGCGCCCATAAAAGCACGTTGATTACCATATTCTTGCTGAGCTTGATTTGCTAAATCGGTGTATTGGTTCATGCCGGCTGGGTCTTTAATGTCCATGTCACCCATTTTTATTGCTGCTGCGGCTCCTGGAAGTCCGGCGGCCCCAAATGTTGCAACAGTTGTGTACCCTTTTTTAATCTGGTCAGTTGTACCGATGTTTCCACCGCCGAAAGGATTTTTAACTCCGCCCATTATTTAAGCTCCTTATGCAACCAGATAACACTGCCTTGCAAATTTAAAATTTTATATCCGTTGTTGAAACATGCTCGGAGAGATTGTTCCGGGTTAGTGGCATTAGTATCCACGCTTCCAAGCATTTTTTTATATCCGGCTTTACGAGCCAAAACTTCAACTTTTGCTGCTAACTCATGTGCAATGCCTGAATCGCGTAACTCTGGCACGCAGTAAACATCTTCAATGTAAGCATAATCTTGTAAAAACTTATAAGTTATGAAAGCCCCATCTACGCTAATAGATTCAACATTCTCTCGTTCTTTCTTATACTTTAAAAACAAGTCGCTCATAGTAATGTGCCTTTTTTATATGGTTATGTAGCCGCAACACTATTGCCATCGCCAGTGTTTTTTTGACTTGAACCTTTAAGACCAACTTCAAGTAACATGCTCGACAATTCCATGCTTTCACCGTTTGTAAGGCTGGTATTCGTATCTTCAATTATGATTTTTATTGCTTCACACTTTTGAATGCTTGGGTTGACAACAAATTGATAAAGTCCGCTGCCAGACGGGCTTATCGTTGCAAAATCCACAACCGTATCATTATAATTATAGGCAAGTGAAACTTTTAACGTGTGTGCGGATTTGTATCTGCCGAGTAAGTGAATTTTATATAACCGCTGCCATTGCTGAACGCCTGCTGACAAGCTCGCGCCATTATTAGTAGCCACAACTTGTATCCAGTTTGTTTCAAGTTTTGAAGAGTACGGTACAAGCGCATCACCGCTAGCATAATTATCAAAGAATAGCGAATTTTCACCTAATACAATATTAGAACTGTTCACGTAATAATAAACATTGTTATGGGAAACACCTGAAATCGCGTTTGAAATTGTGTCTACTGCCCATTGTCGCTCTTGATAGTCATACACAAGAATGCTTCCGTTGCTTAACACAAACCGTACTTCGTTTACTTCTGGGAGTAATTGCGAGCTTACAACCTCATACTGATTAAACTCGGCTACTTGCGCGCCAATGTACTGTACAGCTAGTCCCCGATTAATCTCGTATATACCTTTTTTTGATTTGAATAATAGTCCGTTTGGATAAGCCACAATACTGTTAGTATCTTCGCAGCCGGTGTCAGATGTTATCAACTGTGGATTGCCGTAATCATTTTGTTGGCCTAAAGCATTCGGCCCTTCACCATTCAATATGAAAATCGCATTTTTCTTAAAGATGACAAGATTAGAGTCCATAGCGCGAACGCCGGTAGCGTCACCGCCCGTAATTTCCAAATTAATCCGTTGATTAGCATTAAATTCTACAGGGTAATTCGCTTCCACTGGCTTCGAATATTCTAAGCTGTTTTTGTTTATGCTGAATACTCTGTTTTTAAAGTAAGTAATTCCTAGGCTGGCAATTGGCGGGTCGTTTTCAAGTTCGCCTGATTGCGTGTATAAAACTTCCGCGGACGTATCTGCCGGCAAAATAAATGTTCCTATACCGGTGGCCGCAGATAAATTAGCTCTATAATAAATGCTTCCGTTGGTTTCAGTTAAATAGTACTCTATGATAACATTTTCTTTTTCAGTTAATTGCAGTAAATTGTACAAGGCAAAATTTAAAGTGTCCGAGCTAGTAGTTACAACAAGTGATTTAAATTCTGGAGCGCTTCTGTGTATGTTGCCGAGAGAGTCTGTCCAAGAAAATACGGCGGCCATACCATATGTGCCGACTGGAAAGTATAAACCAGCAATGCCTTCAGTGAACGTTCCAATGCGAGGAGTTTGTAAAAAACCCAATTCAGTGTATGAAGCGCCGTCGTAGAATTTTGTTATAGCGCCTGCTACGAGCATTCCTGCATTTAAACTAATGCTTTCATAGCTCGCATCAAAAACATATGAAATTAAAGTTACTGTTTTTCGCCCGATGCCAGCTGGGTCAGTAACAAAAGCGTCCGCAACAACTTCTTTTACTTCCATTCCAACGGTGGTTAATGTGTTGGAGCTAAACGCTAACCTTGGAAAGCCGGTCATGGCGGAATTAATTATTGAACCGTCTATTGCTATGGGCTTATAAACAAAGTCCTGTGCCTTACCAAACAGTGCTGCATTCGTAGTCTTTAGAAGATTTTTCTGCATCATTACATTATGACCAGTGTTTGTATACCTTGCGCGGACACCTACAAAAAGCCTGTCATCATTAATTAAAAGATTGGTTTGCGGAAAAAGTGGAAAATCAGAAAACGTGCTTAGTGTTACGACGTTACTAGCATCAATAGTTGCCATTTTTGTGCTGGCACTATTGAAATTATACACTAAATAAACATTGTTGGCATCCGCACCGATTGCATTGTAGCTGCCAACTTCGCCAATTGATGTTGGACCTGCAGTTACTACGCCAGCAGAATTATATTTAATAAATCTAGTCGTTACTGAGCCACCATGCTTATTTGCATATGCTAACACGTAAGAACTTTGAAATTTTACTAAACGAAATTCTAACGGGCCAACTGTAGTGTAGTCAGCTCCTAGTGAAGTTGTAGACGTGTTTGTTACTGTTGTGTTTGCTAGCGTATAGACAGCTGCAGAATATTGAGAAGCTGATTGACTAGCAACCGCCACAAAAACTTGCGATGCATCGCTAACAGCATCATAAGCCGTAATATTATTAGCAGTAAAATCAAGTGATGGAATTGTTACCGCACTGATTGAAGCATTTAAATTTGTTAATGGTATTGGATAATAAATAAAATCTTGCGTGATAAGCTGCCGGCCCATGACATACAAGTACGTTGAGTCTGTGGCAATATTTGACTTTGCAATTGGAAACTGGCGTTCAACGATTAAAGCGCCGGTATTTATATCGGAAATTGAAACAGTCATTGTAGTATTGTCGTCGGCACTTACAATTCTGTAGTCGGTAGTTTCTAAGTAATGAGGGTCAAAGTAATTTGCAATCGTGCTAATGGCCGTAGACTCTTTTACAGTCGCAGTAAGAGCGCTTGAATCTTTTCGGACAACAGGCGAGCCTGAAGTTGTACGTTTGTTAACGTAATCCCGTGATAACCAAGAGTTAGCCGTTGAAGCGCCATTATGACTTGAATAAGAAAATATACTTTCATCAGATAAAAGCACCAACTCATCTTTGTATGATTTTAGGGCTAGTGAACCAGATAACAGCTCTGTGAATGTTGGGTTTGGCGAGGTGTTCGCGAGCACGTTTGTCAGCTTTGTATAGCCGTTGCGTTTTACAATACCACCCGTCTTTTTATGCCGAACATTTTGCAAGCTAGCAAAACCCGGTGTTAAAAACTCATCGGACTTAGTATCTAGTGGCGTATTTAGAGCTACTGGAATTTTTTGTTTTTGTAATGCCATATTAAAACACCAATATTGATACTGTTACTGCTGCGCTGCTAAAAAGCTCGATTCGATTAGCATCAATCGTAGAATTCCAGATTTGGGCGTTTGCATTTTTTTGAATTATTAAGTAGCCATTGGGCTTGCGATTTAACTTATGTTCAAACGACAGAGTCGTATTAATAACTACATCGTTGTATATAATGTTATTTAATATCGAGACCTTGCTCATTTCGTTCAGAGCCTGGCCAACGTTTTGCTGCAGAGTATTTATAGTTCGCTGCATGGCTACAGAATTGCCAGTGTCTTGCTCAGAAACGTAAAACTTTTTAAATCCTGACATGTTTAGTAGCCTTTATTAATCGGTAAAGTAAAAGTAATCTAAGTTTTCTGCATAAATATCTGATATTGATTCGGGTTGGCCGGCGTCTCTATTAGCTGACATGTTTTCAATGCGTTTTCGCAAATCGGCTTTTGTCGCCAATAAAACTGAAACGTCTGCTTCTTCTTTGTTAAGACATTTGATAGCAGCATCAACAATTACGTATTCTGAAAATTGATTAACATCTTTCAAAACGTCAGCATCAGAAGAAAGCTTAGTGGCAACAGGAGTGTACCAAACTTTAACATTGTAAATGCCTTGTGGCGGCGGATTGAACATTAGATTGTCGCCAGCAACGCGATAACGGAAGTAGCTTCCCGAAATAGAATAATTTGATAAATCATTGCTAGCATTTCGCTCGTTAAAATTGAAAGGTCGCAAAGACGCCCATTCGCCGCTACCTGAACGCACGTCAACGCCTCTCAACTTATAAAAAGCCGCTGGCAAAGCATATGTTTCGGTGCCACTTACAGTGTTAAACGTGTCTGTAAGCAAGTAATAATCTGTATCACTGCCAATTAGTAAATCGTGTAATTCAGCGATAGAACCATTGATGTAATCAACAAGTTCAGCATCTGAAACAAAATTAGAGTTGGTCATATCAGCGCGGTGCCTGACAGCAGTTTTAAGTTGCGCTAGAGTAATGCTCACGGCTTACTCCTGTTCAGGCTCTGAATACTGACAAAGCTCTATTAAACTTTCTATCGCAGCAACAATTGCCTTCGGGCTTTTTTGCTCAATCGCACTTAACAATTCTTCAGCTGCAGTATCCTTAGCTATTGAATCATCTTGTTCAGCACCATTTTCAATTGGAGCTTCTTCGACTTTTTCTGGCTTATTCATCCCACTGACAATTACTGATGCGAGTTTTTTCTTATCATCTGATAACAACATTGTTTGTCCTTTTTTAATGTTTTTGAATGTTAATTAAGGGCCGATTTCTCAGCCCAAAAAGGTACTAAACGCTTGAATTTTTAAGGTGTAGAACTACGTACAAGCTATCGCCTGAAGCGGGGTCTGTAGCCGTAGCAACAGCAACACATCTAAACTGCACAGTTTTCGCAGAAGATACGCTTTCAGTTACTAAGTTTGCTTTAATGTCTTCAGCAGATGGAGTGCGCACTTCGCAGTTTCCATAAACTAGTTTGTTGTAAGTATCTTGAAGAGTGATTGTGTATAATCCAGCAGAAACTCTTGAAATAGATGCTACACCAACTGAGTCAGCTGCTACTAGCGTTGGAGCACCAGATGCTCCAATAGTTACACGAGCATAAATTTGTTTAACTTCTTTATCTAAAGCTTGAAGTCTGTTGAATGAACGATTTGCCATAATTTTTCCTTTTAATCTGGCCGCGTGATTGCGGGCAGCTATAGGAATGTGGTGGGTTTATACGGGTTTGAGGCAGTTGGCTAAATTGGCAAAAAAAAGCCCCTGCTTCGCAGCCAGGGCCATATATTTTAGTATATAATAGTATTAGTTAGAATTTATATTGATGAGAAAAAAGCGGCCAAATAAACTTTAAAGCGTTTGGCTAGCCTTTCCACGTGCACGACTTTTAGGTCTTGATTACCATTTAAAATCTTGCTGACTGTGGACTGTGTTCCTAGCTCGTTCTCAAAGTCTTCTTGTGTAAGATTATTCTGCTCCATAAGGAATTTTAAAACATCAACAGCTTTAAAATCTGCTGGATGCCTTTTAATCTTACTCTCGTAGTCTTTGATTAAAATTTTCAAAGAAGTAATATAGTCTTTAACTTGCGACTTTTCTTCCTTGTTGTGACATTCTTCAAAATCATCCATAAGCTTTTCAAGCATGGTAATACAACTGGTGTGTTGGGTCTCAGTCTTAATAGGTAGCAAAGGATAAACATTAACTAATTTTGTGTAATATGTAAGTTTGTTAGCAGCACTCATTTTTTGCACTCCATTTATCATACTCGGCGTGAGTAAATATGTATTTTATAGTAACAATTTCTAGTTCATAATTAATTTTAGCAATCACTCTATACTTATTTCCTGAAATATCAAAAATCGTACATTTCCTAGCTAAGTCTGCACTTCCAAATGTTTTCTTTAAATCATTGTAACTACTAAACTGTCCGTTCTTTAGAAGTGACTCAAATATATCCAGCGGCTTTCTTGCCTGATTATGTTTCTTTTTAAATTTTTCCAGCGCTTCAATATTTAATACATCCATTCCATTTTAGAATATTCTATTTTGGAATGTTTGTCAAATACTTAATCGGAAGCAATATATTCGACCTAAAGTCCTATTTTGAAACAAAAAAGGCCCAGTATCGCTACTGAGCCCTAGAGAACATTATAATTTCAACTATTAAAAGTTGATTACGCCATTCCAGCCTGGAGCATTACAAGCTAACTGTGCATAAGCACCAACTCGTAATTCAACAGCGTCAGCTTGGTCTTCTCTTAAAGATTGTAAGCTATCAAGGTTAAGGATTTGAGGAGCCTTACCTAAGCTGTACAATTTCCAAGTGTCTAACTGAAGCATGAAAGCTTTATTAGAAGGACAGTTTTGGTCTGGGATAACTTTCATCATTCCACGAGGACCATTTAACAAAATACCTCTAAAGCCGATTTCAGCGCTAACTTTTAAATCGACATACTGAACCTTTGAACCTAAAGATTTCTCCAAATCAGCGTACTTAGCATAAGACATAAATACGTGAGTTGGCTTTCCACCTTCACGAGCAATTCTAGAAGCAGCTTCAATTAAAGCTTCTTCGATTGGCTTGTTAGAGCCAGTAATCTGGATTCCACCAAGTCGAGTTTTATCAACTGAACGGTCCATTCCGAAAAACGGAGTAGAAGTTACAGTTGTAGGTAGCCAAGCTTGTAAGCCTTTAAGCTTATTATCGTAGTCACCATCTCTAAAGATGTAATCAAGAGCAGCTAAACCAGTAGCATCAGAAACTGTGATAGTTCCAGCATCACGGTCGATGTTTGTGATTGTTGGCTCAGTAGCTTTAACAGAACCACCACCATCAGCAGTAGAAAAGTTAAGTTTTTGGTCAACTTCAAAGTTAGTGATGTCTTCAACTTGTGAAAGAGTGATTACTAAACTTGAGATACCGCCAGCAGCGATTTGTCCGATTTTACCAGTACCAGAACCGTAAACTGCGATAGCTAATGCACGTGCAACAGTGTGGATTGCTCCATCCATTTCAAGTGTGAAAGCTTCCATGAAAGCGCCAGAATTGCCTTCAGAAGCCATCATTGTTTCATTATCAACAGACGCTAAAGCATATTCTTTATTACGTGTGATTGTGAAATCTTTGATGCGAGAAGCAGTTTTGTTTGCTTTTGCAGTTGCGAAATCTCCAGAAGCACCTTGTGGGTTTCCGTAGATAACTGGGATAACCATGTTCTTACCATTGAACTTCTCATTTTTAGGCAATAAAGCGTAAAGAGGGTTGTCTTGGTAAACCATGTTTTGAACTTTTTCTGGTGTATAAAGTTGTTTTAAACCAGAAGCGAAAGACGTCATATTTAATGATGCCATTGTATTTTCCTTTTATATTGGGTGTGTGAGCGGCTCGGCTACTCCCACCGTAGGAGCTTGGAGGCCAACTCGATTTCTTCATCCCTGGAAAGTACTTTGGAGCTGCCTTTGGGAACTTCGGCAGACAACGTGTTGGAAAGTGTGACACTCTCCTGTTTTTCGCTTGTTGGTTGCGGCTTTGGGGCCGACTGAGCTGCAAGTTTTTTCGCGTTTAAATTCTTTTTCGCTAAATTCAAAAGGTAGTTTTCTAAGTAGTCTGCAGCTTCATCTGTACTTAAAATAACTTCGCCTTCTGATTCTTTGTATTTCAGCTCAATGATTTCGTAGATTTCGTCTGCGGCACTTTGAGCGTCATAATTAACATTTATAAGTTCGTATCTATCAGTGTCTGTAGTAACCATGTCCGCGATTTGCTTCTTATAGGTTTTTACAGTTCTGTCTTCCTGCTCTTGCAGCGCTTTTTCTTCTTTTTCGGCCAATGCCTTTTCTAGCGCTTCAATTTTTGCAGTTAACTTCGATTCAACTTCTGTTTGTGATTTTTTAATCAACATTTCAGGAGTCGGATTTCTGTCGTTAAGCTCCATTTTAGTTAGGTCTTCAAAAGTAAGCCCGTAATCTTCTTGTAGCTTTTGCAACGGTGATGCTTTTATACTGTTGCGATAATTTTCATGTTCAGTACGGTATTTTTCAGCTTCGGCTTCTTTCTCTTTCAGCCGGTTCATTAGCTCGGTTTCACGCTGCTTAAGAGCTTGTTCCTGAGCCTTAATCGCCTTTTCCTTACGACTTAATGCTGCGAATTTTGCAGCTACTTTATCGTCGAATTTGTTTTGCGGCTCTTGGGGTGCTGGAGGTGTTTGAACTTCTTGAGTTTGTTCACCTGAAACTTCTGCTTGGGGGGCCTGTGCTACTGCTTCCTGGGCTGCTGATTCGCCGCCTGAAATACCTTCTACTGACATATTTACTCCGTGATTCTTGCTTGTTAAGAACGCCGCAACGGCGTCCAATCACGTGGTATGTTTATATGGCTATGCGGCTGGTACGTTTGGCAGAAGTTCAGACTGTGGCGGAGCTTGAGGAACTGCTGTGGGCTGAGCTGCTAAAGGGTCAACTGCTGGCGCAGTTGCAAGCTTTATCAAATCATTTGCCGCTTCAATCCAGCGTCTAAATAAATCTAAAACTTCTTCTGGTGCGCCTTGCGATTTATACATTAGGTAAGCATTTTGGAATGCCACAATACCATAAGTAAGATTTTGATATGGCTCAGGGCTAGAATACTCTTGCTTATCAATTATCAATTCAATTTGACGTTCGATTTCGTTAACTGAAGCATTTGCCATGTCGTAGTATGCTCTTAAATCCGGATAATCTAACAGTTTCATAGCTGAAGTTTTGTCCATAAAGCCTGACTGCACTAGCTCTTGCACTTCTTGCATTCGAGATGCCGGGTCATTGCTTAACGCCGATACTGGGAAACATTGCATGATGTAATCGTCTTCTGACATTTCAACTTCTGACCAGTTTATCTTTGACAAAAATTGGCTGCCTGGGGATTTAACAGAGAAATTTCCAGTTTCAGCTGCAATCTCTTTTATTGAATCGATAAACATTTTTGAAGCTTCAAGCGCGCAGTCTTCATACATGCGGCCAACAGATGTGAATCTTTCGGTTTCGATATCATTGTATGTGCGTAGAGCTTTACCCGAGTTAAGGCCTTGAGGCTTTTGAGCTTGTGCGCTTAACTGGCTGATGCCAATAATGCTGTATGCTCGTTGATACAATCTATCTAAGTGTGAGAATAACTCAGCTGGTACTGTCCCAAGCTTCCCTTCTATTGGAGGGCTGCCTGCAAACTTAACGATTCCACCGATTTTATTATTTAGATGGCTTGTAATAATTTTTGAAGATGCTTCAATGAAGATTTTAGGTACGCTAACCAAATGCATAGATATTTGAATAGTCCGCAAAATCTTATTCATTTCTAATTGAATGCCAGTTAACTGCTCGGCAATGCCTTGACCAAAAAAGCCAAGCGGACGCTCATTCCACTTAAAAAATACAAATGGAAAATAGTTTTTGGTCCAAGATTCTTGAAATAATGTTTTATTGTTAACGCAAATAGTGTGTTTACCGTCTTTTGCGCCGGTTTTGCTAGGTAACTTCCAGCTTTCAACGACTAATGCCATGTCAGATTTGTGCTCGATGTCTCGGCCAATTTCATTAAACGTGGTGACTGCTTGCTCAATTTCAAACTTAGATTTTGGGAATAAGCTGATAAGCACTTCGCGGTTAATAAACTTTTTCTGGTGAATTTGGCGAGGTTTACCATAAACAGCATCATTATTGTCGATAACAATTTCATCGATGAATACGCGCTCAACCATTAATTGATTATCATTTTTAAAAATTTTAAGTACGCCAGTACCAAATATGCAGGCGTCTTTAAATGCTTGAGAAGCTTTTCGGTAGTAATCGGTAGTGTAAAAAGCGCCGTCCATGAACTGTGTAAGCTTTTGGGCGCGTCGTTTTTGTGACCAATTCCCGCCGTCAGTTAAAAAGTATGGGCGTGGTTTGTTTTTAGTGATTTTAGAGTGGGCTGTATCAACCATTGATTGAACAACATTAAATGTAACTCGGTTTTGAACTGCAGCTGATGGTTCAACTCTAGCAGCGTTAAAATTAGCGTAGTTGGCGTAATCCGAATTCCCATATAGCCTCATATTCCGCAAATTATCAGAACTAGTACCGGACTGTTCATTTTCTAAATGCTTCAAAAAGGCAAAAACATCTTCGTGTGGGTCACTTTGTTTGTACCAATAATAGCTGCTATTTTGCATTTAAACTCCTAAGTGCCTGCAGACCAAAAAAGCATGTCTGAATCGTCTTCAGCTTGCTCAGTGATGTTTGTGTCCACTAAATTTTTAGATGATTGTGTCTCTTCTTTTTTTGGAGTCGCTTCTTGTTCGCTTAAACTTTCAATATGGCTGTAATCGCTCATTTCTATGTTGATTTCGCCTAGTTTCAGGTTTTTAACCTTTTGCTGTTTACAGAAAATAATCATTTCTTTAACTTCATCAAGGCTCAATACATACATAGTCGCTCCCTTAGATATGCTGGAATTATATGGGTTTAGTAATCGTCGAAGCCGTTGGTGTCGTAGATATCGAATACGGCGGCCATATCATCGTCATCGACTCCCCACGCATCTGCGTCTGGCTCTTCTGATTTGCGGCTGGCTTCGGCTAGCTTCTCTTCAATAGCGTCCATATATGCGTTGGAATTTTTATCAGGGATTTGGGCGGGCTCATCTTTTGGGAAAAAGTGCTTACACTCACGCCAAGCGTATAAGATAGCGTCGCCGATATCAGTATGGGTGCGGTCAGACACTTTTTTCTGACTACCTTCAAAGTCCCAAACTATTTTATCTGAATCATTTTCGAATTCGCTGCCTTTGAATGCTAAAAACCGGCCTGTACGTAAATCATCGTTTAACAATTCAATAAACTCTAGTTTTCGTTCTTTTGCTGCTGTCTCAACTGGTATGCTATGGCGTGTACGAATTTCATCTTGGATTTTTTTGCCGAGAGCACCGGCATCCATAACCATTTTTATTGGTTTATATTTGGCCTGAAGCTTTTGAATTTGCTCGATGAGCTTAGTAACATTTTGTTTTCTAGTAATAACTTCTTGAACTAAGTAAACATGTGAGTCAGTTAGATTATAGCCTAAAACTGCTATAGCATCTGCATCATCAAAACCAATATCAATGCCAAAAATATAATTGAGGCGGTCAGGCAGCCTATCGTAAATATTAATGCGTTTATCAAAGCGGTAAACCAGTGCATTTTCATCCTTTACCCAAAGTCCTAGTGCTTCACGCATGTATGTTGGGTCTGATTCTGTGATTCCTTTACGCGCTCTTTCATGTGCTAAAATATCTGCGACTTTCATTCCCGATTTGCGCTCAATCCACGGATTATCATTGATAGTCCATTTAAAATTGGTGTTCATTGGGTTATGAGATTGTTCGAAAAAGTATCCTGCAGGTACTGGCCCTGGAGTTCCAATTAAACATATTGTTCCAGCAACATCTTTAGTCGCCCAGCTCAACACGTCTTCAACTAGCTCTTTAATGTAAGATTTGAATGATTGGCATTCGTCGATGTATACAAGTTTAAGACTCATACCTCGAAATTTTTCTACTTCTTGCTTGTCTTTAGCTCCAGAAACATAAATGTCTGAGCCATTCGGCAATTTAATGTAGAGTTCTTTGTTGTTAACTTTGTGAGGGATTTCAAAGTCTGCGAGCAGCTTCAGCAATGTGCGCCAGATAATTCTTTCAGCCGAAGTCCGTGATAAGGTAATGTAAAGGCAGGTAACATGTGGGAAATTTAGGGCTGTATCAAGGAGGTCAGCTGCGCATGCTTCGGTTTTTCCAGCTCGGCGGCTACAAACAGCAGTTTTAAACTTAGAAGGGTTTCTAATAAATGCTAATTGCTTATCAAAACAATAATCTTCAACTTTAAAGATTTTTTCTTTTGGTTTAGCGGCTCGCTTCTGCAGCTCTTCAAGGATTAGTGCTTTATTTAACTTGCTCACAGCAATGTGGCGGGCTTATACCCGCCTATGCTTTAAACATCTCTAAAATCAGTAACTTTTTTTCCGGGTTTAGCAGGATTTCCACTTTGTCGCTCTTGTGCTGCTGGCTCTTCAACCAAAACTGGTTTTTCAAACTGTAAGCTGCCGATATTCGGCCATCCAACCAAAATAAGTTCATTCTCGTTTTCAATAAGTACTCCGCGTTCATGTAATGAAAGCTTAGACTTATCTTTACCGTCTCTGCGATTTGCATCAGCGTATTCTGGAGCCCGAACATATGTTTCAGGCGTGTTATTGATGTATACTGCTTGATAAAACCTAACAGATTTAATTTTTTGCTGCATAATTGCTCCCTGACATGTAATAAACACCTGTCAATTTTTTATTAAAATGTGATTTATATTTAATGTAGGCGTCTTGGCCTTTAACTACTTCGCCGCTTCTAAAAAGTGGGCATTCGCTAAATTTAACTGTGATAGTAAATATAAAAACTTGAAATGTTTGAGATTTAGAATTTTCGATTAACTCGTCACTGCAAGTAATTGAAACTGATTCGTCCGCAACATTTTCTGTAATGTTTTTATGGCCAACTACCCAGTATTCATCTTTTACAAGCTGCTTATACTTTTCAATTGGTAATTTCATGCGAGAAGCATTTGCATTTTCTAAAATAGCTACTAAGTCTTTAGCCATGTTAAGGCGAGATTCAACTTCTCCCTCACTAAACTGACCTTGAAAGCCGCCGCTAGCGCGATGAAACATGGTAATACTTGTGCCGAGTACATACCGTTTACCTGGTAGAGCTTGCTGAATGCCAGACGCCATACTCGCACCAAAAAGTGTAATCGTGTGCAAATTAGGAATTGTTTTTGCGAATTCGATGAACGCTTGGCCGGCAACAATATCGCCTCCAGGACTATCAATGCTCAAATACAGTGGTTGCAACATTGGGGCTTTACGAGCGCTAGATTTTTGCGCTAATTCCTTTTGCCACATGGAAACTGACTCTTCACTGACTTCACCTCTCATGTTTACAACATTTTCTGAAGTTAAGTGAATGTTTGAAGCAAGTGCGCATGCCCCAAAAGCCATAATAAACAAAATACTTTTAATCATTGGATTCTCCCGAATTTCCCTGCTGCTCCGGCAGCGTTGTTGTTTCTTGCTTCTTTGACCGCTCTTCAAGCATGTCATATTTAGATTGTAATAAAATGTACTGGGCGTAGAGGCTGGTGAACTGCCGTGCTAACTCGTTATGTGATAACTTTTTTACTTCAGCTTTCATGCTTGATAGCAATTTCACAAACTTTTTATCGTCTGCAGTAATATCAGTTTTTGTCTCGTTAGCTAAATCAGCTAAACCTTGATTATTCACTTGCGCCTCCATGCTTACGCATCAATTCTTTTTCTAATTCGTCCATTTTTTCTTCTTCTGATTTCTCAATGATTTCAGATGACTTAATGATTACTGATGGCTGCTCTTGGCTATCAAATCCAACAATTTCAAACTCGTTAATTTCTTTGATGGGTGTTGGCTTTACTGGCGTTTTAGGGCTAGAAACTAAAACTTCATATTTTGGGTTTATGAGAAGGTATGGGTTGTAAATTAAATTTAGCTTTGGTTCGACTTCAAAAGCGGCTTTAGTAGTGTGAGTGTAGAAGCCAGCACTTTGCTGTGGGTGGAAGTTTGCAGCGTTTAAAAGGTTTGAAAGAACGCCAAGTTTTCTGAACATTTCTTTTGTGTACGCGTAGTGAAGTACAAACACGCCATCTAACCATTGGTAAACTATGTAACCGTAAAGGCTTTCAGGTTTATTAAGCTCTTGCGCTACTAAAACATTGCAACGGCCCAAAAGATGGGTAATCACATCGTGCTGATTTAAAGTGTAAAGTTCTTTGGCGATTATGCCCAGGGCGCGACTGCGAAACCCTGATTTAATCCAAGAATTGTAAATAAAATTGTGTTCAATGTTGTAGGCTGGCCGAATTTCAATCGGTAATTGATTATTCATTTTGGGTCCTCAGTTTCGGGGGCTGGAATGCTAATAATAGATTTTGCATATTCAAGGAGTTCGGCGTCTGTCATCTCGTTCACGCGTTTAGACATTTCGGCGGCTCTTGCGGCCTCTAGTTGCTGGCGTTCAGCACTCAAAAGGGCTTTAACCGCGTCGATTAAAACTTTCATTTCGCGTTCTGACAGTGGAATTTTTGTTTGATGGGATTTAATGCGAAGTTTTTTAACTTCTACGCTTAAAGTGTGAAGTCCGTGGTTTAGAGCTTCATTTAAATCTGCAAGCTTATCTAAAACATCTTTAGATTTTTTTGTGCTGGATACTATCTCAGCTATAGGAAGGGGCTTTGGTATTCGCTTTATCATTGCATCACTCGCTTTTATAAACGAGTGATGGTCTTATACGGCTTTTAAAATTATTTGTTTACGAACCGAGAAATCGTGTCTATTCCAGCATCGCTTAAAATAAACCCAGCATAATGGTCATCGATAACTCGCTCGGAATTACCCATGCTTTGTGCAAGTAGGGCTTTAGGAACGCCCATGCTCAATAAAAAAACGGCATAGCTATGGCGCAAACAATGGACGGTAATATCATATCGATTTAGGTATTTGATGCATGCCCGCTTTAAATATTCGGTTAATTGTTTGTGGGATAATGATAGTTCAGAATTAATACAGAATTGGAGAGCGCTAACGCCTTTAGGGTGAATAAATGCTTTTCTAATTTTGTTGTTTTTTGGTGAACGGATTTCATCATGAACGTCTAACTGGGTTTTTATGCTGAGGGTTTTTCCATCGGCCATAAGCGTATGCTTATCAAACGCTCTAAACTCACCATTTCGGGGGCCAGCATAAAAAAATGTTTTGTAGGCGTTAGCAAGGTATGTGGCCAATTCGGTGCCTTCAGATTCTAGGCCCATTACTAAGCATTCTAATTCATCTTCAGTGATGTATACGATTGGCTCGCGTTTTAGCGGGGGCACCGGAACGGTGACATCACGCTTTAACCAGGTAAAAAGGGTGTTTAGCTTTTCGGCGACTTCGCGGCGGCGGCCATTAGTGGTTTGAGCCAGCATTGCTTCAAGCGCTTCATCTTCAGTAATCGCTAGAAGTGATAGTTTGCCGATAGCCCTAACCGCTCTTCTATATTTGTGTTTAGCCGAATCCTTATCAATTACGAAAGGATGTTTTTTAAAATATTCTGTAAAATACTTTTCAAGGAGTTTTTCATTTATTGAGTTACTGATAATCGGGGCTTTACCAGCAATTTTATTTCTAACTAATTCGATTTGTTTGTTAGCTTCTTCAAAGCTTAAAACCTTGCTCTTAAACTGAAAGTTAATAGCATCAACTTCTTTGTTATTTAGTGTTTGGTTTAGTGTTTTACCGGTGTCTGCAAATTTTTGAGCATAAATGGCAAAAGACCGTCGATAAGCATCAGGGCGCTTTACGTAGTAATGAATCATGCAAAACCTCAAACGTTAAAAGTTTAGCGATTAGAAACTAACCAAAGTTTCAAAAATCACTAACCAATGCTTAAGAATTTTGCAGGCTCTAAATGTGCTAAGTTGTTGAAACAAGCTAGCAATTTTGGAGCGGGAGACGGGACTCAAACCCGCGACCTATGCCTTGGCAATCCTGACCTGTCTTTAGCATTGATATAGGTAGTTTAGCATTGTGGCGGGAAAATCACAAGAGTGTTTCTATGTTTCGCTTTAAGACTTATTAAACATATTTTGGTACTTTTTGAGCATTTGCTCCCTAAGCTCCAATTTACCGTTTAACTTTTCGTAGATAGCCATTATCTCGGCTTCTAACTGAATAAGCTCAGGCCCGGCTTTTAGGGCTTTTTTGCGGGCGGCTTTTTTAACTCGCATGGTTTTGGCGCGAATAGCATTGCAGGGTTTGCAACGATTTTCGCCGGTTGAGAACATTACTGTGGGCTTTGTGTGTTTGCAGATTAAGCAGAGTTTAGCTCCGCCCGAAGTAGAAATATCCATATATCTCCTAATAGGTTTAAGCATCCTGCTTATCTAAGCGTACAGACGATTATGCGATGAGTCAATATGAACCATTATCAGAGTTTTTTATACCTGGGATAAGGCGAAGAAATTTAGAAAGGTGTGCCGGCGAGTATAACCATAGAAATACGTGTAAGATGATTGAAATATGCATTAGAAGCCGTACCGGCATGTTATACCAGTATATTATTATATATTTCTATATTAAAGTAAGTAAAGGTATGCCGGAAGCTCGTAGTCCAAGTTAATTTGATTTGGCGAGCTCAAATCGCATATGGCGTACCTTACGACGTTCCGACGCCGTACTTTTGGTTCCGCCGGGTAATTTTGTCGGGATGCCGGAGCCTTTTTCGGGTATGCCGACGCAGTTTAAGGGTGAATAGCAAGCGGCCTGTTTAAACCGCGTATTAGGGCCGTCACTGCATTATTCCGCAGGGTATACTTGGATATGCCTTTTAAAATTTCTAAAGGCCTGACATTCCTAAACCTAGTAAGAACACTGTTTGTGACAAAGGTTTGCGGCGTAGCCAGCAGCTTGACAATCTGACTTGCATTTAAAATCTACGTTCAGGTTGGCTTGAGCATCGTCCGTTGAACTTGACATGTTAGTGCCTGTTGGCTTTAAAGGTTTTGCAGCGGCCAGGCGTTCGTTAGCCGCATCAGCTGAATCGTAGCCAGCCTTGCTTATAACACCAAGAGCACCCGCCCACTTTGCCTTTGACTCCGGAGTAGTCGCACAAGCCGAAAGTGCCAAAACTGCCATAACAAGTAATAATCGCATAAAACCTCCAGCCATAGTATCGCCGGTTTTAGCCAGGACTTCAGTCAAGCTGTTGTTAATACGCTGTCAAATTTTCTTAACATCAACATTTTCACTCCCCCAAAAAATTTCTGTCTCGGTTTTCAGAATTAAGAATGGTTTAAAAATAAAAAGTGTTTACGCCGAGTTAGCTTTTGAAGCACACGCGCTCGTGGGGATAGGGGTGTATGTTATTAGAAGGGCCCCTAAATAAAAAATCCCATCTTAAGCCGTCTCAGTCTGAGAATCCTGGGCTTGGCCTCTCCCCTGCATAATAATGCATATCCCGTACCTTGTCTCATTATGATACATGTCTCAGCTCATCTGCAATATAGACCACAACCAAGCTCAAAACATTTTTTGCTTTTTTCTTAACAGGATTTTAACTGATTTTGGGGGTTTTAGCCCGGACAATACCTAACTATTTGATTTTACACGGTTATAAAAGCTGTGTAGAAGCTTATCCTAACCAATTTTATGGGTTAAATGGTTGAAATCCCGTAAATGATACGGTTTTTGACGATAAATTAAGAATTTTGGGGATTTTTCACAGATTTTTGGAATTCGGGTAGATTTACCACTTTTACCAGCATTTTCAGCTATTTACGGCTGACCGCCAGCTAAAACCACTTCTCCCGCCTAGAGAGCATCACGTGCTCCATTTATATGCTTTTATATACAAACACCTCAGGTGAGTAATAAACTTTAATGATTTATGGCAAAACCGCCACACTACCCACATCAAAGTGTGAACAAAAAATCACGCATTGAAGTTGGACAGTTTAATTAATTTCACTGTTTATTGACAGAATTTTGACAGATTGTGGGAGTTGTGCTCTCAATGTTTATTGGTTTAGGAGAATGGTGCTATTTAACTCAGCATAAGCAAATGTTATGGCAGCTATGAATCTATGTTATTGTTACGCAGCTGTCTAATATACTTCAACACCTTGTACATATCTTCTTTACGCGTTGTCTGCAGCAACTCTATAATCTCTGCCTTAACATCTTCAATTCTAGGTTCTAACAGCTCAGTTTTAACCTCAGTAAACATGGTTCTAATCATATCTTTTATTTGAACAGCATTTAAATTAGAAATAACACTATCACGTATTTCGGCCTGCAATAGCTCTTCAGGCGAAACTTTAAACACAGCCGACAACCTTGAAATCTCTTCTAGTTTGGGCTGAGCTTTACCCTTTTCAATTTTTAAATACTGCTCACGAGATATCCCAATCGCCTTCGCCACGTAAATTTGAGTCAAACCGAGACGCTCTCGGTGTTTTCTAATTGTCTCTCCAATGTTGTCTAATTTCATTATATTCACTTTAACCTCGCTTTAAACTACGTCAACTCACATTGATACACTGCAAAAATATGTATGGATAGTCACATCGCGACGTGGCAATATGTACACATATGCACAACCTAGCACAAAGGCTGGGTTAAAAGTTGAACGTAACCAGGAGTTTTTAAATGATTAAGTTAGTTGCCCAATCGGGCGAATTTAAATGCCCTCGCGAGCGCCTTGCTAGGCTTCAAGCTCACAAAGCTAAAGCCAGCGAATCAGCGATGATGGTTTTCATCACCCTACTTATTCTTTCAATCACTCAAACAATAAATGTTTTAGCCACTGGAGGGCAATAATTTATGAAAAGTTTAAAAGGCTTAAATCGTCTAATGCCCCTAAAAGCAAAACTAGATTTACAAGTTAAACAAGCATCAAGCGATGCCCGCTTGATGTCTCTGGCAAAGCGTATTTTTGTATATGTAAAAGCTCATAGAGCTATGAACGCAAAGAACGTTCTAGAAACTAACCTTCCAGAAGTTACTTTGCCAACGTTAGAGCAAATGAAAAACCATAACCAGAAACTAAACAAGGAAGTTAAATAATATGAAAAATTTAAATCTTAAAAAACAAACAAATGATTTTGCATTACAGGATTATTTACTTTTTGGGCAAGTTTATAGTGTTGAGGCGACTGAAGCCGTTAACAACATTGAGCACGCGGACTTCGCTTTAAACGCGCAACCAGTAACATATGTAATTACTTTGCAAGTCCGACAGTTTTACAAGCTTGAAGAGCGATTAGTCACTCGCCACATGGGCAATCTAGAGGCGACTTACGGCGCAGAAGCTGTTGAAGAAACTGTAAAAATGTTTTTCCCGAATTTTCACGCGCGTTACTACGGAGCTGAATAATGGTTATCACAATTTCCGTTATTAAAATCGATACGAGAATTATCAAAGCATTGGAAGCTAAAGGTTACAAAGTAAACGTAATTATTAAAGGAGTTTAACATGGAAGTTAAAATAAGAAAGAAGCAGAGACATAAGCGTAATAGCCCTGAAACAATTTTTGAGTCGGCTTTAAACTATCAAACTCGCTATGACTTTTTTCGAAACGACATGGGCGGATATAAAATGGCAAAGCGCCTGGGAATTTTTGAGCAAGTTTGTGCCCATATGGGCGAGGCGTACTCGTTCCGCAAGAGAGTAACACGACAGGAAATGGTGCAAACTCTTAAAGCGATAAAAGATACTTGCCCTTGTGACCCTGACATCAATGAAGAATGGCAAGGCGCTTGGAACCAGCTTTTAACAGTTCTCAACAAAGTAGGAGTTTAAGGATGAATGCTCTAAAAATTTTACCACGCATCAAAGGTACTATTAGATGGTTCGATGGTTATACCGGCGAAGGAATGGTTAGAACTGAAGATGGTCGTAGTTACTATCTACATTTTACCAGCATCAATGGCATTTCAAAGAATAACTATCAGTGGCCATCTGAATCTGACAAACGGTTTTTAAACAAGATTCAAGGCGTGTTTTGCACGTTTGAATTAGATGAGTATCAAGCACACAACTTGGAGTTTTAATTTTTGAAAGCTTGCCAAGGCTGGCAGCTACTAAGAAGCGCGATGAGCTAGGATTGCGAGTCCGCTTCAGTTTTTTAGGAAGTTTATGCAGTACGTAGCTTTTTAGCATAATGCTTTTAAGCGGTGAACAACAAGGAGAGTTTATGGGTTTATGTGTAACTACGCAACAAGGCAAACTTAAAGCCGGGTACATTCGCACAATCACCATTGAAGTTGATGGTAAAGAATTAGTAGTTGAGCTGTACAAACGCGATAACAATGTTGTGCTTCACTTTGATGGTTCAAAAGATTTTAAAATCGTCACAGACTTAAAAACATCTGAGACGGGAGCTTAATCATGAGCTTACTACAAGAATTAGAAGAGATTCAAGGATTTGGTACGCCAGACAAAGCAGTCAAACCTGAAAAAACATTTCAAAGTAAAATACCGTGGCAGCAAATTACACTTTCAAGCGAAAGAATAAATGAAATAGCGCTTGAAGCGGTAAATGAGTGGCTAGCTAAACAAAGTAAAAAGGCGTCTTAAACTTAACCGCAATCAAACTTTAAACGGAGTTAAATTTGAAAACATTAGAAGAGTGCAAAGCTGTTGCCTTAAGATATAAAACAAAAACTGAGTTCGCCCAAAAAGCTCATTACACGTGGCGGATAAGCAAGTTGAAAGGCTGGGACACGGAAGTGTGCGCGCATATGCCAGCGATTAACAAGCCGCCTAAGCTTACTTTACAAGAATGCCAGTCTATTGCCCTAAAATATAAAACGCGCAGCCTGTGGCATGCTGGGCATCCAAACAGCTATAATAAGGCTCGTCGGGCAAATTGGATGGAGCAATGTTGTTCTCACATGCCCCCGCCTAGAAATATTAAACGAAAAGTTAAGAACAGGGAGACTGGGCAAGTTTACTCTACAGTTTCTAATGCTGCTAAGGCCTTAGGTGTAACGAAACAAGCAGTTTCATACGCTATATACCATAAAATTTGGGTAAAAGGTTTTAGCTTTGAGTTTGTGGATTAGAATTTTTAGCAACTACTGCTTAAGTAATCCTTCTCTTTGCATCCACGATTCAAAGCTTAAGGGCTCTTTCAACTCATACTTGCGATAGCTCATGTAATCGTTAAAATTATTAAAATTCGCTAAAAACTCATTCTTACATTCTTGAAATCGCTTATAAAAGTATATCGCGGTGTAAATGTTTTTGGGGTAGTTAGCTTTAACTATTTTGTAGGCTTCTGGCATGCTCATACCATTGCTAAACAGTATGAGCATTTGGCTGAACTGCTGAAGCTGCGGATTTTGCAGCTTACTCATACATTCAAGTTTAAAATGATTGTATCGGCAATAGTCTCTTAACCCTTCATAATACTCAAATCTGGCTAAATCGGCATTAGGTCCACGCTTGTGCTTTCGTGCGTTTTGATGTTCTCCGGCAGCCCTATACTCATTATCTAATGCACGTAAACCTTCACCCTCTAAAATATCATTCCATTTTGCATAGGCCGCTTCATGCCCTTTTAAAATTGGTGAGTCCTGAACTTGCCTCAAAACGTGCTTTTTTAACTTGCCACTTGCATCCCTACTCATGTGACCCCCATGCAACCATTGTGCCACAAATAACGCACCACATCAATACATTTCTTGCTGTTATGCGTCAAAAGTGTCATAATATACACATGCAGAAATGGATTTTTGCCATGTCAGTGGTATTTTCTACACAGTTAGGGGCTTCAGTTGTGGCTAAAAAGCCATACTCACCTATAAGTGATATGCGAGCTGGTAACAACCTTGAACAATGGTTAGTTAGGCCGGCTCCGGCTTATAAATTTAAGAATAAGGGCGAGTTACATAGGTTCATAACTTTAGTAGCGAAAAAGCAGGGATTGCCAGCAGACCTACTTAAGCGAATTGTGGCAGTAGAAAGCTCTAACTGCCGTTCTAGAGTAAATACTCTAACGCAAGATTTCGGATGCATGCAATTAAACGCTACAACAATCAAACTATATAAATGGAATCGTGACTCAGTAATCAAAAATGATTTTATAAATGTTTACGCTGCCTCAATCATTCTAAAAGATTTTAAAAAAAATTCGCCCGCCGACTATGCCTGTAGGTACAATATTGGATACCGTCACCTACCCCGCACATGTGCCGCCTACATCGCAAAATTAGCTTCAATTACATTGTAAAGCCCGCACGCTTGCAAGGTATGCCGTGGAACCACTTTTCAAATTCGCCAGACAAAGCATTACACATATATTTTTTAATTATTAATCTACTAAAAGTATAAAAAGGTATACCTGCGCTCTAAGCAGTTGAATTAACAATGTTGTGTATGTGCCTGAAACATTCCGCCGGCATGCCTTAACAACCAAAAATACTAAAGTATCTAAGTCATCTCAATTTTAACGCCTAAACACTGCAAAACTGGAAATTTGAATCAGCTTACTCCACAGTAAATTTAAGCACAACCTCCATTAGCTGGCGATGGCCACCGCGCTGTCGTCAGCTTTTTAAATCGTGTGCAGGAGATAGACGTGGGCCTAAGTTTACTATTTGATAACGATGATAAAATATTTTTAGCGAATGTTGACTATGCAGGTACGTGCGATGAATTCGTTGGTAATGTTTATTCAGCTACTGCTGAACTACTTAAAAAACCACGAAACTTTTTTTGCATTAATCCAGTTAAGGGCCAGCGTCGCCTAAAAAGCGAAGTTAAGGCTTATCGTAATTTCTTATTTGAAAGTGATAACAATCCAATTGAACAGCAATTTTCAATGTTGCCTAAGCTGGCACAGCTCGGAATCATTCGTACTGCAACGTTCAGCGGCTCCAAATCAATTCACTATGTTGTGAGTTGCGCGGACGATTTGAATTTGGGCGAGGCCGGCTCTGACGCCGCCGAAGCTCGGTACAAGGCAATTTGGCTAGGCCTAGCACAAATCTTTGAATCGCAGGGCCTTAGCATTGATAAAAGCAATAAGAATCCAGCGGTTTTATCGCGGATTCCTGGCGCGTTTAGAGATGATGCTGAACAAAGATTATTACACACTGGTAACTTAGTTGATGCTGCGTTTTTACAGTCTGTAGCTGTTGAGCTTAAAGAGCGACCAAGGCTAATCGCTGCAGAATGTGTTGCCTCATATGAAGAATTAGAACGTAGACTGGCAAAACCGCAACACAGCCGTCTTAACATGTACATCAAGTATCCTGCTTGGATTAATGAGTCTAATGGTAATTATCCAATGCTATACAGGCTTACGCTTTGGGCTGCTGATGAGGTTGGCGCAACACCAGAAACATTTGCCCCATACTTAGAAAAACATTTGCTGCCGCACCTAAAAGCCAAAAACTATTTTAAAGATTGGTATTTGCCCGTAGAACACGCGTTTCGCAGCAAAGGAATGTTATGAAAAAGTTTAAACGTTGGCTATTTCTCAATGTTTTTAACATGGTCGAAGTCCGCCTACACACGATGAAAGGCTACGTTATTGTTTACGCATTTGAAGATGAGATTGATTAACAAATTAAACAAGGAGTATCCGTGAAACCAACAATTCCAGATAAATTAATGAGACAGCTAAATGAGTTAGTTAAAGACAAGTTTGTTGAAGCGTACATATTAGAACATAATCGCCCTTCTCTGGGGAATCCATACTACTACGTAAGCAGACCTTACTTAAGCGTGCATTGGGATGTAGAAGCTCCAAAAGTACAGCCGCAAGAGCCGGTTAAGGCACTTACAATTATCAAATACTACCGCAATATGGAAGTTAGTGACTTGTTTTCAAGCGCTGATGCTGAGCAAATAAAATTAGAAAAACAGTTTGAGCAAGAAATGGAACTGGTTGAGTTGCGCAAGCTGAAAGAATCCGTGGCCAACATTAAAACAGTAATTGGGAGTATTTAAATATGAAAACAAATCCAAATCATTCTATAAACGCAGAAGGGCCTTATGTTGACGGCCCAAGAGGTGGACTCACAAAACGTGAATGGTACGCAGGGTTAATAGCTGCATCTATAGCGAATGAATTCAGCTTTTCAACAAAACACGTTTCCGAGCATGCTGTAAAACTCGCAGACGCCCTGATAACTGAGTTGAATAAAAGTACGGAAGGTGAATAATGACAATAAAAGGTAAATACCCAGAACCAGAAAGCAACGAAGGTTTAATAGCAATGCTTACATTAATTGGATTTGCAGTTTTTGCAGGAATTTTATTTGGCCTATCAACAGGAGTTTAACGATGGAAATCTTAGCAGCATATGAAACCAATTTTGTTCTAGCACTAACCTGCCAAGCAATTGGAATTATAATCATCGTTACCTGGCTTATTGCACTAATATTCAGTTTTGCCGGCGACAATAAATATGGAGGAATTAAATAATGGGAACTAAAGAACAATGGGAAGAAGTGGCTAGATTGCAAACTGAAAGATTAGAAGAAGAAGTGAGAGTCCTTAGACTCAATATACTTTCATCTTCAGATGAAGACTTAATGAATAATCTTCGTCGCTTAAAAGTTGAACTAGAAAATGTTAATAACCACGCAGTACTAAGCAAAAGCCATAGAGATGGGTTAGAACTAGCTTTAAAAAGCTTAAAAACATTGTTTGGAAAAGAGGTATAACTTGGAAATCATCGCAGCATTAATTATTGCGTGCTCAAACTTGGAAGGAAGCTCCAGCTTTCAAGCTAATAAAACGAAAAAAGCGTGCATCGCTAGAGTAGCCAAATGCGCCGAAACCGCGACAAAGACGACCGCTATCACCGTATGTACAAAGGAAGTTTATTAATATGGGCACAGAATACGTAATTTATAAAAGCGATGACAGCGATATTCAACTTTCACTTTATGAAATGTCGTCTGAGGTCGCTTTATATGTAGACATCAAAGAAGAATCAACTCACTTAGGCTATTTGTCAGCCGACGACTTACGAAAATTGGCAAAAGAAATAATGAAGGTTGCATACTACTGCGACGGCAAGCAAATGCCGGAAGAATTTTAGAAAGGAAGTTTATTAACTATGAAGATTATTCTCAATAAACACGCACGTGAATACTTCCGCAGCCAGGGCTTCAAATTGGAAGAACCTCCAAAGCTTGATATCAAGGTTGGATTTTACAAAACAATATTGATGAAAGAAATTATTCAAGTTGTCCACGTCAATGAAGAAGTTGTAACCTTTGCAAACTGTTTAGGCGAAACCAATAGAGAAGCCGCCGAGATGTCGCTTTCTTGTTGTGAGTATTTAGGACCCGTATGGCCGATTCTCAATGTTTTAGAAGGCGGTTATGGTAAAAAATAAGATTAGGCCCCTCGGCAATGTTACTGCCGACCTTGAACCACTACTAGAAGAATTAACCGACGCTCACGGCCTGCAATGGCACGAAGTACTTGCGCTGGTGCACGCTTGGCTGCAAGTCCACGCACAACACGCCCGAGAAACGTATACGTCTGGCGGACATCCTGAGTATAGTTACGCGCCGAAAAAATAGTATTAATCACTTTCACAGGCTACATAGTTATATGTATAGAAGCTGTTGAAAACATTGAAAACCAGGAAGGTTTAAAATGAGTAGTTCTGTAGAATGCAGACAATGTAAAAAAGAAATAACAACCTACAATTTTATAAAAGGAAGGCGGGTTTGTGTTGAGTGCAGAACAAAGTATAGAAAACAACATTACCTTGATACCAAAGAACACAAAGCAAAATACAATCTTAAGTATAGAGAAATTAACAAAGAACATATAACGAAGTACAGGAATGACTATAACAAAAGCGATAAAGCAAAGTATTCCCAATTAAAAAATCGAGCGTTAAAAAAACACGACAAAGATTTTAATATTTCTTATGAACAGTATTTAAACATAGTTAAAGAAAATAAATGCACCTACTGCAAAGGAACCCTTCCTGTAAATGGATATGGACTCGATAGAATAGATAACGGTCGAGGATACTCCTTAAACAACGTAGTACCTTGCTGCGGACGATGTAATATTATTCGCGGAGAAAATTTATCACATATTCAAATGATTTTAATTTCACCAATGCTCGAAATATTTAGGAAACAAACAAATGAGTAGAATAATAAACCTAACATACCCGCTAGATTTAAAAACAAAAATAATAGACCTAGTACGCGCCGGGGAAATAAGCCCTAACGCAGTATTAACAAGATTAGTAAATCCAAATTATAAATTACCCGCCAACTTTTATAACGATAAAGAATTAAACTTAGAGATGTTGAACGCGTATGTTCTAGATGTACTTAAAAATTATGGTAATTATGAAACAGTTAAAAGAATTTACAATTATACTATTGTGGCACCTAAAAATAGTACCGAATGGTTTATTTACGATAAAAATAAGGACGTAATATTAGAGCGAACGACAGAAAAAGCTATACGTTTAGCAGTCAATGGAGAAGGCCCGGTCAATGATAAGTTAACAGGCTACTCAGCAGGTTATAATCCACACTGTCGCAGCCGTTTCTATTCTGAAAATGGTGTAGACTACTTCAATATGTATCAGCCACCGGCGTGGAAATACGATTACTGGCAAGGTAAGGAAATTCCTGTTGTAAGCAAAATTCCAGACGTGTACGCAGAATTCTTAAATCATTTTGTTGACGGGCGAATTACAGACATTGAATATATTTTGGACTGGTTGTCTACGAGCATCCGGAATAAAAACCAAACATTTCTTATTGCTAGTGGCGCTTCTGGTGCCGGTAAAGGAACTTTTTCAAAAATACTTAAAATGCTACATGGAGTAGATACCAACAGTGTCGAAATTGCTGGCGCAAGTCTTAAAAGTCAGTTTAATAAAAACCTCTGGGGCAAAACCCTTGTTTACGTAAACGAGTTTCAGTTTATTGCAGGAGAAACCGCGCAAAAAATCAAAACTTTTATTGATGATGATATAAACATTGAGTTGAAAGGTGTAGATAGTTTTAAGTCGACAAACTACGCAAGCTACTATTTCACCACAAATAAACTTGAAATTGAGTTAGATGATAGTGACCGGCGTTACAGCTTCATAGATTTAACAACCAAAACTTGGGATTTTGCCAAAACTGGGCCGTTACTCGCTCCCGAAAATATTAAGCAATTAGCATATTTTTTATGGCACCGAAACGTGGATGAGAGCAAAAATGCCAAGCCCCATTCTAGCGCTACTCGTGATTTTGCAAAACGAGTTCAGTACACTGATTGGCAGGTTTATTTAATCGAAGAATTTTTCACACAGTACGCAGGTAAAGTAATTAGTATATCAAATTTATTAAGCTTTTTAAAATCAAAAGCATTTAAATTAAATACGAAACAGTTAAAAACCTGGATACGCGAGACTCACAGTAAAGCTAAAATTATTACTGCATCACCGAGCATCGCAACCATTTTTTTAGATGAGAATAGTTTAGCCATTACAACAGATAGCAGTAAGCAAACATCAAAAGCATTGGAAACAGATTTATGTCAGATATTGTAAACAAGTCACAAAAGAATGATACAACTAACTCGCAAGTTAGCAGTGGCCAAAGGTCTCATGGCGACGAGAAAAAACTCTCAAAATTTGACAAACTGCTGGCGCACATGTCACGATATAAATATAGGCAAGTGATTCTCACAATAACTTTAATCAGCTTGTCCGCATACAGTCCGTTAGCACTATTTCAAACGTTATCTCTAGTGCAAACTTTTATGAACATTTTTATGAATTGCCTAATTGATTTAACCGTTGGTGCGGCAGTTTACACTCACAATATATTTTAATTACTGTGGGCCTCGCGGTCAGAGTAGGTGAAAGTCCTACAGGGGCATGTATTAACTTTTAATCGCAGAGTAGCCAAGTCAGTAAGGCGAAGAGTCGCGCTCTTATACGCAGGTGCAATTCCTGCCTCTGCGACCATTTTTTAAATTTAACATCCAATACGTCGTGAGACTGTAGGGAGATATTTTGGCTAAACTATTAGAGTACGGTCTTAGTGAAGGCGTACCAAATAAAACATACCATGCAGATGATTATTTCACATCATCAACAGCAGTAAAACTCTTATATTATGACATTCCAAAGTATGAAGCAAAATACATTCATAAAACTGATGTAGAAGATTCTGATAAACCAGCCTTCACAATCGGCAGTTTATACCACTCCGAGCTTTTAGAACCAGAAATGGTTGCAACCGATTATGCATTTTTCAATGGTTGGGATGGTCGTACTTCAGGCTTCCAAGAATTTAAAGTTGCTAGCAAGCCAAAAACCGTCGTCACTCAATCGCAAAAAATGCAGGTTGATAAAATGGTAGATTCTTTCCGTAAACACCCCGTTGCGCCGAAGTTGCTAGCTGGTGGTAAGAACGAGCTTACATTGTGCGTGGATTTGTTTGGCGTTCCAGTGAAGGTCCGTTTTGACCACATAAACATTGAAGAAGGCTACATACTTGATTTGAAGACCTCGGGCTACTCTGTTGATTACGAAACATTTAAAATGCAGGGAATTGGTAATCTGAAATATGAAATTTCGGCAGGCTTATACACGCTTGCAGCAGAAGAACATTTTGGTAAACCTTTTGACTTCTACTTCGGTTGCAGCAGCAAAAAAGACTACAACACTGAAGTCTTCAAAACAGGCGTTGCAACTATGAGTAACGGTAAGGTTCGCTGCAAGATTGGTTTAGAACGCTTGAAACACTATCGCGAGCACGGACAATGGCCAGAAGGCGGCAAGAAAAAACAAGCTTCGGGCGATTACATCATTCAGGAATTGTAATCATGGCGAAAAGCAAAACTGAATTTTTCACGATTACGATTTTCGATGATTCGTGGAACATTTATAAACTGCCTGAATCGGATAATGTGCTTTTAGATGATGAAGATGCCGAGGCAGAAATTGACTACTTCAACAAGGAAATACACTTTAAACGGTCGGACTTAGACAGCGTGGCGCACGAGCTTTGGCACTTATTTAAACACTACACGTTTACAGAAAACGCAAATTTAACGGCAACGCAAGAAGAAGAAGTTAGCGCGACAATCTGGGAACGCCGCCGGTATCATATGATTAAACTATCAGAAGATATTCACGCAAAATTAAAGGCATTATAATCATGAGTAAAAAGCGAAAGCCAGCGTTTCGACGTACAATAATTGACGAAGAAGAGTTTGAGGCTATTACTGCCGCAGGCTACGCAAACTGTCTGCGTGATATGATTACTAATTTAAAAATGATTGTCAAAGTAGTCGAAGAACAAGAATTAGATATGGAAGTTGAAATTTTAAAACTGATTGATACGGCTGAAGAAACTTTAGCAGAAGATAATACGATTACACATTAAAGTTTGGTAGAGGCGTGGAAGCTGTGACGAATGCTTAGGGTCGACCTAACTGTCCGGGAAGAAGGACCATTCCACTGGAACACGCTTCTATCATTCCCTGTTCTCAATGTTTTCTACAAGCTACGGAAAAGTTTTTAACCGGCCAAGGAGGGCTAAATATGTCAGGAACGAAACACGACGGCTCAAAACCAAATCTAGCATTGACACCAATTGAAGCAATTTGGGCTATGGGTGAATCATTATCATATGGCGCTAAAAAGTATGGCGATGATAATTTTCGTGAGGGTTTGCACGTTCGTAGGCAACTAGCCGCAGCCTTAAGGCACGTCTATCAAGCATTAGAAGTTGAAGATGTTGATGCGGAATCCGGCTGCTTACATCTAGGCAACGCCATGGCAAGCATAGCAATGGCCATTTACACGATTAAACATAATCCGCAGTTCGACAATCGATATTTTAAAGTTAAAGAACGTGAGTTGAACGAACTTGCAAGGTTAAAGGGCCGTGAAAATGAATAATCTACTACAAGAAACATTAAAAGATTTAGCTGAGCACGGTAAAACACCCGCTGATGTTTTATGGGTGGGAAACAGCGAAATAAAAACTGATTGGGCTAATTTCGCGGAGATTGCTGATATTAAATATGATAATGGCTATGGTGGTGCGGAAATCGCACAAGATTTGAAAATTGTGGGCGCTGATTTTTGGTTAGAAAGACACGAGTACGATGGCTCTGAATGGTGGGAATTTAAGACTTTACCTAAAGCACCAGCAAAAACATGCAAACTTAAATCAGTCAAAGGTACTTCTTGGTGGCATCCTGAAATTATAATGGAAGGCGACGAAAATGAGTAATTTAGAATTACAGGCCCTATTACTCGTCAGCGAATTAGAATTGTTTGTGGCTGCTGGGGACACACTACCCGACGATATTATCATATCAATTAACAATTTTAGAATGACTGAACTGCTGGTTACCGGTTCAAACGATTATAAAGTGCGCGACATGGTTGCAGCTATTAGAAAAGAAGTGAGTAAGACTAATAATCATTAAAGCGAAAATGAATGAAAAGAAACTACACAAGAAAAGACAATTTTAAAATAGTTTATCAGGGTACCGAGCAATTCATAATCACTGGCGAATATTTTGGTCGTAAAGGCTGGGATTCGCCAAAAACAGCTGTATACACGCTTGAATCTGGTAAACGAATTTTGCCCGCGCATTTTGAGCTTGGGTTAGCAGCGAAAACCGGAAATGTTTTTTCTTGGATGTTACGGGAATTTTACAATCACGAAGTAATTGAAAATATGATTTATCAGGAAAACCCATTATTCAAACTGTTAGAAAAAGTTGAACCGTGGCAAGGAAAGAACCTTGTCATACCAATTATTAAAAATTAAAAACAGCACAATTTCGTGCTGGTAATAAAGCCGTGAGGCTGAAAGCGAGATACACATGAGCGAAACACAATTAGCAGGAGTAAACTTCGATAACATGAAGTCATTAAACTCTGGCACAAAAAAGCTAAAAACATTTACTGTTGTTGGCAAAGAATTAACCGAAAAACAGCGTAAAGCTGGCTACTACATGTCGATTTTAAAAGGCGACAAAGTTGATGGACTTTACAATGGTTTAATCACTGAAAAAGACCGTGATGGCAAAGACAACACTGAAGTTGAAATTTTAGGAGCTGATGGCTCTACAATTAGAATCAGCGCGTTTGCAGGATTAAAACGTTTGTTATCAAATGTTGATATCGGCACACCAGTTCGAATCATCTATAATGGTAAAGAAAAAATCAAAACGGGCGCATCTAAAGGGAACTCATTTCATATGTGGGACGTTTTAGCTTAGTTTTTAGATTTTTAAGCGGCGGCGCTCGCAAGTACTTGATATTACAGTATATTCTGGGCGCCGCCGCCCTACTCGCCTATTCCCCTCCAAAAAAATCTCAAATTGATACGTTTCTAGTTCGAAAAAAATTTAATCTTGCAATGATGTGGCGATTCTGGCATTCTGAATTTGATACGACGCATTACGAGGCAAGATGCCCCTAACTATCCAAAATCATGGAGGATTTTATGGGCACTTCTTCGGCTAATTCACGTCAAAACGGCGGCACAATCACCTTACATTGCGGCCAATACACTACAGTTTATTACGTCAAAAACGGCAATCTAGACACTCTTGAAACATTCAAATTAGGTAAGAAGTTTGCGAGCACGCTTGTGCCCACGCCAATTCAAAAATTGATGTTTAATAAGATGCGCGAGTTTTTACCAAATGTTAGCGACGCTGTAAAAATTGAACAGCGAATCACTGGCCAAATTTCACAACTACGAGATTTAAAATGGAAGTAATTTTGTCCCGGTCCGGGAGGACTTTACTTTTTTCCTCAATGTTTTTTCTTTCGTCTTGCGGGTTTAACAATAAATTTGAAGTGCCTAGCGAAATTAACAGCAATGTTAATGTCGCACCTGTAACCGGCACAGTAACTGTCCGCCACGAAATAGTTGTAAGCCTAGAAATGAAAGCATCATTTTATGACGAGTGCACGGAAGAGGTCGCGGACAGAAACATACCAGAAGAGCTTCGAGCCGCAGCCATTGAATCATGTGTAAATGCTAAAACGACTAAGTTTATTACGGATATACTTGCACTGATTAATGCGAATGGCGGCCAATAATGAAAGCCCGAGAAATAATTAATTTAGATTTAAAACCAGTAGTTGGACTATACCTAAATGAGCTAAACGGACAAACATTTGTAGTTGATGAAGTCAGAGACTGTTTGACTTTCATAACACACCCAGAATTTTTTGCCGCCGCGGAATTTGTAACTCGAAAAATTTCTAACGACTACATGGTAAAAATGATTGTTACTGGCCAGATTACTTACATTGGAGAGGTTTAAATATGAAAGTAATAATAGCAAAAATATATTTAGGGTTAGTAGCCGTTTCGGCTTACGTGGGTATCGGGTTTTTAGGGCTTGTAAAAAATGTTGCACCAGCCGCAATCACGTTCGGATTAATTAACTTCGCAATATTTGCTGCAAGCATCGCTATTGCCGCTGAAATCATTAATAAGGAGCCGTAATCATGAACTCCCGCACCTACAAAAAGCAGAAGCAAGCTGCAAAATTAATTAAGCAATGGAGGGTTGAAGATATGAGTGTGAAAGCTAAAAAGCAAAAACAGAATAAGAAGCCAAAAACACAGCGAACGAAGTTGAGCGAGCCGAAGGCATTCACCCGGCCTAGGGCTTACTACTTAGATGAGTGTTATGGTCGACTTCGCATTATTTACCCGAATGGTAATACCGAAGTTTCCGGAGCAATAGGTGCTTGTTGATATGTTGTAGAAGATGATGGTCCGCCTTTTATCCCTGGAACTTTTGATGAAGCAGCAAGGCTTACTTGCTTTAAGCACGGCAAAGGTTGTTGGAATGATGGCTCGTTTAAGAATGGTAAGCAAGCACTCGAAGCCATGCGCTTCTACGACCTGACTACAAGCAATAAACCCGCAATTTATTTAGGAGAATTCTAATGACTAACTGCAATTGCAAAGCATGTGACCTTGAAAGCAAAAAATTTAATGTGCCTGATGCCCTGGTGGATGGTTTAGCTTACTTACTGGCGTTTATACTCCTGGGTCCCCTGCCCTTGTTCTGTTTTTATGTTTTAGAAAAGCAGTTAACGCTTTTAGGTTGGATGTAAGTATGAACATCAAACTTAGCAAGCTCGAACGTACAACTTTCAAACTCGGTATCGGCATTTTCTGGAAACATAGGTTTATGGCGGTTTACCTTGGTAAGCATGTTTTAAACATTTATGGGAGTAAGTAATGAGCATTAAAATTGGTGATAAGTTTCAACACAACACACACGGCCAGGAAGTTATAATTGTAGAGATTAACTCCTTACACGACAGCGTTAAAATAAAATACAATTCTGGCTTTACATCTTTTGTACCTATTGAAACTCTTTTACAATATTTTTCCCCGGTTTCCACGCAGGCTACCTCCGGTTCGCAGGCTTCACAAGCTACACCTGCACCAATAACAACTACCACTTCTGGAATTGGAGTTGGAGGCGCTTCAGGTGCTCGTATTACTTTGCCTTTTACACAGCATCCAGACCCGTGGCCTGCTAGTCACCAGTTCTCACTATTCGATTTTGCTGATGAGGTTACAAAAACAGCTGCGGGCATGGTAAGCGCAAAATGCGACTGCGGCACACACAAGACTTACGGCACTGACTGCGATATCAGCTTTCACAGTTCGTGGTGTGAGTTATTGCAAGGTAAGTTTTAAACATGTTCCCCGGTTTTCAATGATTTATACGAGCAAGTAAGGAGTTACAAATTGAGCAAAATTAATTGGAAAAAAGTTAACTTAGTAGCGGATATTTTATTTGTCACTTATGTAGTCGGCTGCTTGTTAATTATTATGTTTTTAGGAGAATAGTTATGAGCAAGATTAACAATAAGGGCGTAAGCCTACACGAAATGTTTGAAGCAAGAATGAATGAGCAGGCTGAGAAAATATTCCTTAAGAATAATAAAACTATGGAAGAAGACTTTAAAGCAGGATACACCACCGCGCTGAATGATGTGAGTGAAGTTGTGGGCAAGTTGGTAGCGGCTTTAGAAAGCATTAAAACATTAGACGGCAAAGCACAGACTTTTAATAAAAAATACATGAGATGCGCAAGTTGCACTTCAGTTGAAATTGCTATGGAGGCGCTAGCGGAATTCAAAACCCCGGTGAAAATTGAAGTGCCCGCAAACTCCGGAGTAACTGAAGAGGATGTTAAACCATGAGCCAATCAAAAAACCCGCACACAGGCTCATCATTGGAGGGATTTATGAGCGGAGAAGAATCATGGCAAAAAGAACGAGAGGACGCAATGAAATTTATGAATGATGGGGTTAAAGCAAGCGACAACGTCGCGCTACCCGAAGCCGTGGAAAAATTATCCTTATACGATAGCAATTACGACTATTCTGCATCAGCTAGTGCAAATACTGGCATATGTGGAGTCGATGCAAAACATTACCAGGAATTGCTAGAAACGCAAAAAGCCTACTCAGCCCTCAAAGCTGAATGCGAGAGGTTGAAAGAAGAACTAAGAAAGCTAAACTTGGACAACTCTAGACTTGAATGTCTGACTACTTTGGATAATGAGTTAATTAATGATTTAAGAAATCTTAAGTACAGCTCAATAAACGACTACAATGACTTACATTTAAAATTTGTAAAAATCGCAAGTGAAAAATACGAACTGGTCGAAAAGAATTTTGATAATATGGAAAAAATCACCGGGTTAGAGGCTGAAAACGAAGCAATTAAAAAAGCCCGAGAGTACTATGAAAATACAATTTCTAGTAAAAGGCAGCTGATAAAGAAATATCACAATAAACTTGAAGATTATAAATCTGAAAACGCCGCCTTGGTTGCTGAGAATTTGAAGCTGAAACAAGAATTAAAATCCAGCGAGTTTACAGGCGAGTTAGCTAAGAATGCTTACAACAGGGCTCATGCTGAGAAAGAAGCCCTAGCCCTTGAGAATGCTGATTTTAGAACTGCGCTGGAGTTTTATGCTGACAAAGAAAAGTGGTCTGATTTTATTTCTAATGGTGGCGTATTTGATGAACAGGATGGAGATTTTGTTGAAGCATTTAATGCCATGAATGGTGATATGGACCAAGGTGAAACAGCGAGAGACGTCCTTCAAAAACACTCGGCTGGAAAGGGTGAGGGGTGATTATGAGACAACATGGCTTTTTAGAAGTTTTAAATGATGAGGCAACAGTGATTGTTGAAGCGTTAAAATGCCTAAAGCACGAGTGCCAAAACATTGGAGCAAGATATTCATTAACGGATAAAGAAATTCTTGAAAACGATGATAAAATAAGAATTTGTGACAGGCTCATAGCAATTCTAGAGGAGCCGAAACCATGAGCAACAAACCTGACATCAAACCAATTTTTACGGCTGAGGATTTTGAAATAAATGATAGAATTATCGTTTTAAAATATGGAAAACACGAGACCTACTTTGCGGATTTGAATGTTGTAAACGAAAAACTCGCAAAAATCATTGAATCATGGCCCGTGGTTTATGGACGCTGGGAAGGTGTTCATAGAAATTTCGGCGAGTCTGCGGCTGATAAAGCTAATGTTTTAAACCATAAAGTTGCCCGGCTGGCATTCATCGAGGAAATTGTTAAAGAGGATTGCGTGCATGAAGCCAAGTTTAAAGTAGCTGTTACAGATAAGGGCATGTGGAAGCAAGAAGTGGTTGGAATTAACTGTAAACATTGTGGCGTTGAACTTGTAGCAACTTGGTCGGCTAAAAATGGCGAGGTTTAACATGCAAAGCAAAAGGGAAATTAGATTCTGGTATCGACCGAATGTAGACTTTTTCGCTGTTCGAATTACCGAGCAAAATCCGTGTGGATGTTGTCCTGAAAGCGTCATCTTTGAAACAAAATCTGAAGGCAGAAATAAAGTTGTCGGCAGCTATGTTTTTAAACCAGAAGAGCAAACACTAGAGCAATATATGGCTAGCGCTGCCTGGGAGGAATTAAAATGAGTAACCCTGACATCGAATTTATTCAGGCAAAGTTGGCCGAGATTGAGAAACTACGCGGTATGGGATTTATGGTATCCGTTGCTCCAAATGTTGCAAAATTATCAAAAGCGCTGGCCGTAGGTGTACAGGCATTAAAACTGACATGCATTTGTGACGATGGAACTTTAGCCGATTGCCAGTCATGCAAAACCATATCGAAAATCCGGGAGATTTTAAAATGAGATTTATACTTGCTCTTACCTTCTTATTAATTGGGTGTAACAAAAGCAGCCTATCCAGTAAAGAAAAAACAGAACGCAGAACTGAGTATTTTGGAGATGTTTACGGTGTCTATAGATTCTATGACAAGGAAGAAAAAGTGGTTTGCTATACCTACTATCAAGATGCCATTTCATGCGTGAAAGCGAGTAAACCATGATTAACTGGGAGATTTTAAAATGAGCAAAGTTAACGAACTAAAAAAGGATATTAAAGACTTAAGCAATGCTTTAGATGCCTTACATGCCGTGTATATCAAAATCATTCATAAATACGAAATTAAATTAGTCGACGGTTCTGACGCCGAAGGCAGTGTTTTAAGAGATTTAAAATGGAGACTGGCAGAAGAAGTTTTGAAAAAGGATAAATCATGAGTGAATCAAAACCGAACACAAACGGAATGATAGGCGCGCTAATGGATAAAAGCATACCAAGAGAAATTACTGGTAATCTATCTGGTAAAATCGGAAGTGACGAAGCAATAAATGCTCTAAACACAAAAACGAAGGCCGTGCCGGACTTAGAACGCTATGACTTAGTTGGCGAGTACGACTGCCATATTGCGGAACAATCTGATGGCGATTATGTGCTGTATTCGGATTACCAAGCTTTGTCCGAAAAATGCGCGGAGCTTGAAGCTGAAAACGCTGCTTGGAAACTTAAAAACGATACGCTGAAATGGCCAGAAGTTGAATCAAAAATCGCAAGCCTGAGCGCGGAAGTTATAGAGTTGAAGGGTCAAACGTCGGACACAATGTTTATTAGAATGGATGCTTACAAAAGATTAAAGAATGAATTTAACGACATGAAAAAAGATATAGTTGATATAATTGAAAATAGCGGAGTTGAAGAAATTTATAACTGGGGAGCACCGCTTAGAAAAATTAGAGAAAGGATTAAAAATGCCAATTGATTTTTTATGTTCGTTAATTGCGGGTGCGTTTTTTATAGCAGTATGTGCGCTAATTTATCATGTGCAGCCGCCTTGGAATTAATCTTAAAACCTTAACCACGAATTGGAGCAACTATGAGATACCTAAATATTTTAACATTAATTTTTATCACACTGAAACTTACCGGACACATTGATTGGTCCTGGCTACTAGTTCTTTTGCCGACTCCGATTAGCTTCGGCCTGTTTGTGCTTAGCATTCTCTTCATTGCAAGGTTTGGTGACCTGAGAGAGCGTATGGTGATTTATCAGCAGTACGGAATTAAATTTAAGATATAGCCGCAGGCTGGAGATAAAATGAACGGATATGATGCTTTTACAATAATATCAGTGACTATAATTATATGTATGACTGTTGATGGCCTATGTAGAGCTTATTTTAAGATTAAGACCAAACAGGGAAAAGGATAATTAATCGTGTCAGCAAATAATTCCTTGATTTATTTTTATTAATTTTTATCAGCCGCAGGCCTTTAAAACCTGCTAGCATATTCGATGGGAGAAATTATGGGCCATCAGACGACATATAAAGAGCACGTGCCAGCCGCAAAGTTCTGGAAAAAAGAAGGTAGACTATATTACTGTGACTACGACGACCTGATGGGCGCTATGGTCGCCTGCCCGCTTTCAACGCTAGAACTAAAGGCAAAGCTTGGGGTTAATAGCTATCAAAGCCTAGAATCTGCCCTATTTGGAAAAGCAATCGACCCAATTGAAGTTTATTTTATAGAGATAGCTTTGGGGCTTTTTAAGCCGAAATGGCGAGAAGCGTTTGTTAGAGATTAAAGTAATAGTCATTAAATTAATAGCCATCAAAAAACATTAACTTCGGGAGAAGTCATGAACAACAGTCCAGTTCCTTACGCACAATACGAACAAGTAGTTAACGAGTGCAAATCATTTAAGCAGCAAATTGAAATCTTGCAAAAGCAGTTGGCGGCGTTTGCTGAAATTGTAAAAGCCAAAGATGTGCTGATTGAAAGTTTAATTTCTGGGGCTAAAAAATAGTATAAATTTGTCTCTAAAGTATAGTGTCAACACAATAATATTTATGCCATAAAAATTACAAATCACTATTTACACTGTCCAAAAGTCCTGATACAGTATTAATATAACACAATGCATCACATTTAGACGCTTAAAAGGATTTTATGCGTTTTGAACTATGGGGGCCAGGGAGGGCTATTTATGAACGAGTCTCAACATATAAGAATTCTTTATACCATTTTGATAGGATTGCTGCTGCTGACATTTCTCAGTAATGTTGGTTGTGGGTATATAGCGACCGCACGCAATCACTGTACACTAGGCACTCAAATATGTGACAACCTATTCGGCGAAGATAGTTGGAGCGAAAGCAATCGCCTGGCCGATGCCGAAAAAAACATTCAAACAATTCAAGCTGAATTATTGACATTGCAGACTATGAGTTCGTTGCTGATAACTCAAGCGAATGACAGCACTACCCGCGCTCTAGAATTATATTCACTAATGATGACCATTCAAATGAGCGTTACAAATAATCAAAACTTTGTAGACTCAGTTACTGCCGACCTAAAGTCAGAAATTGACAGTCTGCTTGCAAACGTAGAAACGCAACAAGCTCAAATAAATGACATGCTCGGCGACATGATTGAGTTAGAAGCTCAAGACACCATTGTAGAATATATCTTGCCGTGTGGCGACCGAAACGGCATCTACGATGAAACTATTGTCCGCACCAAAAGCGGAAAGTTGCTTGCATACTTTGAAGATGGTGGAGCACGGTTCTTAACATTGTTAGTACCCGGAAATTATCAAACTACAGATAAGACGCCACGCTGTTCCTTCACAATAAATTCAGCGGGACAAATTGTAAACGGACATCGCTAATGTTCGCCAAAACATACTTTTACGATGATAACAGGCTTATATCCTTTAACTTTAAATATTTAATCAGTGAAGCTGAAACATTTCAGTTTAATTGCGAAGGATACTTGTCAGGCGATGTCGCCGTAATCCGCGAAATAGAGTTTTTTATCCTTGAAAATGATGATTACAAAGAAATTATCGGGGCAAAAAACATCGAATATTGGTTTCACAAGTTAGGCGCATACAAAGTTTTAAACAGCGCAATGCTAGAAAGATACGGAACAACATTTAACACAGTAAAAATATAACATTACGGAGGAAGATTTGAGCACGGACGCTTTTAATTTACCAGCAGGAAAACGGAATTCACAGTTTGATACGCTAAAGACCAACATTACTCAAAACATTGCGATAAAATTCAACAATGTTTTTATGACCAAGAAACAAAGTAAAATCGCAGAATTAATTCTAAACGGTTTTTCAAATGGTGAAATCGCTAAAAACCTTGGAATCACTGAGGCAACCGTAAAAGGCCATTTGTCGCGCATCTTCCGCGAAACCGGCGTTAAATCACGCTCTGAATATATCGTAAAAAAGTATCGTGAAGCAATCGTGGTTTATGGAGAAAGTTTATGAAATGTTTTAGAATTTTAAGTGATGAATATTTGCTGCCTATTAGTCTTTTTAAGCGGATTGGGGCGTTTAATGTTTCTGAACCTTACAACTCCTATACGTATGTTTCTACGGCAACATTAGCGGCATTCAGAAAATCACTTAAGGAACATTTTAAAGGTAAGCTGATTGACAAATCAAAAGTAGCGACAGAAGTGCGCAAGCATTTAAATCTTTACTCACCGAAAATATGTACTGGCCTACCAACAGGATTAATTCTTGTAGACGTTCAATCAGTTTTAAGCGCGCGCATGGACGAGCAGATGGTATCGGAGCTGGCCCGCGAAAGGGGCTTGTCATGAACATTCAAGATTTAGAAGATTTTGAGCAAGATTTTTTTCTAGCTACTTATGCCGGAAATTTCTCAGACGCTCAACTATCATCAAAACGAGAATTATTTCTGAACAGCCGCAAAGCCGGAATCGCGGCCAAAGCGCGGGTTAGAGCAAGATACAATGATTTAAAGCACGGTGTGGATTTTCGTCCGACTGAGGACGAGTTGGTTTTCAATGTTTTAATAAAAGCCAATAATCTGCCAAATAAGCAGCTCGCCGTCATAAAAGCGTTTTTAAAGCACGGCAGTTTAAAGCAAATCGCCATAGAAACTAATGAAAACGAAAACACGGTTAAAGCCAATTTTAGACATGCAACTACAACATTGCGCAAACTCATGGAGGCAAACAATGAATAAGGTTTTGTTAGTAATAACAGTTTTGTGCAAGCTGAATACGCCCGGCATACAAATGCCCAAAGAAGAAAAAATTGAGTGCTTAGATTTTTACGCAGACTGCCTGGTTGGGTTAAATGGCGTTTACCTGGCCGACAAGCGAGCAGAATGCGAACGCAAATATGAGAATAATAAACAAAACCGGAGTAAAAATGATTAGTGCGAATGATGCGAACAACAGACCAGCTCAAACAGAAATAAAGTTAACAGCATCAGACATTAGAGAAATTAAAGGTTATGCGAACAAAGAGTATATGAGCGCGGTAATGCCTAGTGAACTGGACGCACCAGAATTTCTAGTGCTTTGTTATGCTCGCGCAACTGACCGCGTTTTAAATAAAAAAGGTATCAACATCAACATAGTTTTTGAAGGTAAGTTGCCCTACGAAACCGTTGATTAAAGGTTAAAAAGAAAATGAGCGAACACTACGTAAAAAAATTAAAAACTGTTAAAGGCAAACCCAATGTTCAGCCAAAGTATAAGCCGAGATTTAACAAGATTAAGGTGAATGTGGCTGAGTGCCCGCTTTGTGGTGACATTGTGTTTAGTCGGACCCGGCATGATTACAGAGTTTGCAGCTGCAATAATGTGAGTGTTGATGGCGGCTTTGATTATTTCAAATTAGGCTGGCTTCGCAAAAGACCAAAAACTTACACGTTAAATATTGTTCAGACAAAACATCAACTTTACGACGACTGGAATACTTCTGCTGATGAATTTGGCCTGATAAAACTTGAACACTATCAA